AGGTCTCCGTAAAGGGTGTAATGTACACTGGCCGCTTGACCCGCCCCCGCGCCCTCTATACTCTTACCCCCAAACCTATCGGAGTTCCGCTTGTGTTTCCAGTGAGTGACGCACACTACAGGGAAATGTATCCCCAAAATTTTGGGGAAGATCCGTTTGCCGCTGAGGGCTTTCCAATTCGACCTTATGTTCCAGACACACTACAGGCAGAGTTTCCGATGGAAGGGGCAGTTTGTGCTTGCGCAGAACCATTTATCGAAGACATTGAGTACCTTGAATGACTTTCGCAGCGCCCCGCCGCCAAGAGGCCCCTTCCAATCCGTATAAACGGAGGTGGGGGTGGTGGTACTCTGCCATTGCCGACTGGATGATCCGTAACCCCGGCGGCAAGTTGCAAGATTGCGCCGCCGAGCTTGGCCGCGGCGCTAACACGATCTCCATGATTGTGAATACCGATCTCTTTCGCGATTACCTCGAGGATCGGAAGAAGGAGTGGGAGCGCACCCACGACTTCACCATCCGCAGCAAAGTAACTGCGGTCGCCGAAGCTGGCCTCGACATTATGCTGGAGCACCTCACGACGAAGCGAACCGCCGTTCCATTCCAACTCGTGACCGGCGGCGTCATGGACGCCCTCGATCGGCTCGGCTATGCGCCTTCGGCGCATCCAGCGCCAGCCGTCAATGTGCAGGTTAACAACAACAATACTCCGCTGGCCGCGCCCGTTGCAGTCCTTGAGGAAGCAAGAGCTGCTATCCGAATGGTCGAGCAGCGGCGCCTAGAGTCGCCAAGCGCCGAACACCAGCCGCCCGCCGTTGGAAAGGAGGAGGCAAATGCTACCCTCCCTCTCGCCGCTGAGTAGCCAAAACAGCGCCCCGGTGGCTGTCGAAGTGCCAATGCCACGCGGCTTTCGCCCTCTTGCCGGGCCAGTCCACAGCGCCAGCATTGTACGTATGTGTGCGCAACTTCCCGGCGGCATCACGGCGGCACAAAAGAACGGACTTCGCTACGAAGATAAGGTGCAAGCGGCCCTCACGGCAGTCCTAGGCCCAATGTACATCGTCTCCCCCACCATCCATTTCTTCGCCGCCGGCGTATCTCGTTGCGTTATTCCCGATGGGCTAGTTGCCGCCCTCGGCCGCGTCGTCATCGTGGAGATTAAGTACCAACACATGCCTGAGGCGTGGTGGCAGTTGCGGCGTCTATATCAGCCCGTTGTTAAGAACCTGTACCCTAACTGCCGAGTCGAGGTCTGTGAGGTTTGTCGAACCTTTGATCCCGCCGTACCGTTCCCTGAGGCCGTTGAGTTGATCCACTCCCCCGTCGAACTCAACGAACGCAGCGTCGCATTCCGCGTACTCCCCCTCAAACTCTAGGAGCTTCTCGTGCCAAAATACACCCGTGTCCGCGCCTCCCATTTCCACGGCAACAACGACCCTTGGGGTTTCGCCGAGCCGTGGATTATCGAGTTGGCCTATCGGCTCGATCTCTTACTCGACAGGCTACCCGAAAGGGAGTCAGTTGAGATGGGGCAAAAGGAGCCAAAGCCCCTCGCCGCCCCTCCGCCGCCCGTGGTGCCCTCTAGTCGCCTCTCGACGCCGGTGGCAACGCCTCAACGACCTCCCTCTCCCCCTCAACCCCAGCACAAGGAAACCAAGTAATGTCATGGATCTCTGGCTCCGGCCTCGGCAACCTTCTCCGCGGCCTCGTCACGAACGCAAGCTTCCAGCAATCCGCCCTCTCTGCCATCCAAGCGATCGGCGCCGCCGTCCTTGCGAAGAAGGATGACCCGGCGGCGCTGAAGATCATCGCCGACAACCTCAAGCAGAACGCCCCCGCCGTCCTCGGCGCAATGGTGAAGAACACTGAGGTCGAGGCGAAAGTGGATGAGTCGGTGGTTAAGGCGGCCGACAAGATCGCCGCCGTGACCTGATATGCCTCCGTGGGAACCACACTTCAATTCCCTCCAAATCGGCTTCAGTGAGGTCAAGGCCGAGTTGCGGAAGCTTCGCGACCTCATTTCTCACCATAGGAAAGAAGACATGGCCACAAAGCAGGAAGTTCAGGCGGATATCGCCGAGATTAAGCAGATCGTCGCCGATACGCGCGGCGCAGCCAATTCGGCCATCGCGCTACTTAAGGAGGTTCTCGGCAAAGTCGACACCGCCGCCGCGACGGCTACCGACCTCGACGCCCTCCGCACAGACCTTAAGCTCATCAAAGACGAGACGTTGGCAGAAGAGGCCGACCTCAAGGCGGCGGTCGCGCAGAATCCGGGGCCTCCAGCCCCTCCGCAACCATAAACAGTAAGGGCCGCTATGCCAACCTTCTGCCTTCTAGTATCCCTAACGTTCGGCACCGACAGCGTGCCGCAAGGGTGTAGCGGCTCCTTTCGTTCTCTCCCGGCGTGTGAACGCTATTTGCTCTTTCACGCAAAACGAGACAGGCCGCGGGCGGAGCAAGACGTAAGCTTTAAGTGTGTAAGGAGGACATAATGGTTATCCGGGTTCTGTCTATCCTACTCGCCATTGCCTTTGTGGTCCTGCTTTACTATATTACGATTTGGGTGCTCGGCCTATTGGGCATTCATATCCCACTACATATCCTCACGGTTGTATTCGTCATCATCGGCCTCATGATGGCTATTGCGGCGCTATCTGGCCGGCTTGACAACATCGTAAATTGGCCGAGAGTCCCGTGACGACGTGGAATCCCATCGTCTTCTGGTGTGAGTGGTGGGCAATCCTAACCGTCATTGAGCGGGTCGCTGCCGTCGTGTTTCTCGTCTCAGTAATTGCAATTCTGTTCGTCTTGCCGGCATGGGCGGCCGACAGCATCACTGCTGTTGAAATCAACGCTATCATGGCGACTGTCTTCGCTGGGCTCGCCGCCATTATATCTGCTATAGGGGTGGCGTGGGGAGCGATCTCTCGCCGTAAGATCGCAGATAGGGTTCAGGAGCTCCACGTCTCGACCAACAGCCGGATGGATCAACTGCTTGAATTGACTAGACGGGAGGCCGCTACTAGTGGCGTTGCACAAGGTCGGGCAGAGGTTCATGCCGAAGGGGAACGTGCCGCCGCCAGTATTAAAGACAATGCAGCCCAAAAAGCAGCGATCGTGCTTGAGACTGCGGTTGACGTAGCGAGAGACAAGGTCAAAGGCACACTGCCATGACGGAAGGCGCCCCGCGGACCGTCGACGTCCCACAACAGGAACTACTTAAACTCTGCGCGATCGACAGTGAGCTGTATGCGCATACATTCTTCCCGAAAACGTACCGACAAGTGTCGCCTCCCTTCGCCCGCGACTTGTGGGAACCGCTGGAGAATCCAAATGCGCGCCTCGTTAACCTCCTGTGCTTCCGCGGCGCGAGTAAGACAACCCGCCTCCGAACATTCGCGAGCAAGAGGATCGCCTATGGGATATCACGTACCATACTATATGTGGGAGCTTCAGAACGCGATGCCATCCGTAGTGTGCAATGGCTTCGGACACAAGTCGACCGCAACAAGCAGTGGGCCGACACCTTCAACCTCCGTGCCGGTAGGAAGTGGGAAGAAACACAAATTGAGATTGAACATGGAACTTTTGGCCATACCGTTTGGGTTCTTGCTGCTGGTATCACTGGTTCTCTTCGTGGTATTAATTTTGACGACTATCGTCCTGATCTCATTATTGTCGACGACCCTCAGACTGATGAGACTGCGGCCACGAAGGAGCAGAGGGAAAAGGTTGCCGATTTAATACTCGGTGCTGTGAAGAATTCGCTCGCCCCGGAGTCGGAGGAGCCGAACGCGAAGCTCGCGATGGCAATTACGCCGCAGCATTCAGCCGACGTTTCGCAACAGGCTCTCGCGGACACTCAATGGACCTCGCGGGTGTTCCCCTGTTGGACGAAGGGGACGCTCGACCTTCCTGTCGGCCAACAGCAATCTTCGTGGGAGGATCGGTTCCCGACAGCGAAACTTAGAGCGGACAAAGAGGCCGCCCTTCGTCGCAACAAGCTGTCTATCTTCACGAGGGAAATGGAATGCCGGCTTATTTCGCCCGAAACGTCGCAGTTCCGGCCGCAATGGCTGAATATTCGCGACAGCGCGCCGCCACGCGGCTGCTTCGCGGTGTTGGCGATCGACCCCGTGCCGCCGCCGAGCGAGCGCGAGCTGGCTAAAGGTCTTGTCGGGAAGAATTGGGAAGCCCAATACGTTTGGGGCCGGCACGACGGCGAGTATCATCTACTCGACTACGAACGCAATCGTGGGCACGAACCTTCGTGGTCCGTCACAACAGCATTTACACTGGCCCGAAAGTGGCGGGTGGCCCGCATAATCGTCGATGCCGTCGCCTACCAGAAGACCCTAAAGTGGCTCCTAGAGCAGGAAATGAAGCGGCGTGGCATTTACTATAGCGTCGTGCCGATTTCCGACGGAATGCAGAAGTTTGCCCGCATCACGGGCGTTTTGTCTGGGTTGGCGTCGGCGGGCAAACTCTGGATCGGCCCCGAGCACACGATCTTCGCCGAACAGTTCGAAGCGTACCCGAATGTTGAGTTCGACGACGACCTTGACGCGAGCGCCTTGGCGCTCCAGGATATCGCAAATCCGTTCCTCGAACCGGGCACCGCCGGCTACGACGACGGGAATGTGTTAGAACTCGAATATGTAAGGGGTTGCCCTTAATGGCGAAGCGAACCCTGTCGGTTCCGAAGGGAAGTCCGCTGCACGAGAAACTTGTGGCGCGGCTTTCGACGCGCGTTAGATTGGCTGAAAGGGGGCCGAATAGTGGCGCCACGTCGCGATGGGATATGTGGAGGAAGGCGGAGGAACTGACCCTTGCCTTCGTGCCGGAGACGGACGTCGACGCGGCGCGCGCCGACCGGCGGCGGAAGGGAGAGCCGAAATATACAACAATTCAGATACCGTACTCGTATGCAATGCTGATGTCCGCCCACACATATTGGACGAGTGTGTTCTTTGCCCGCTCCCCCGTCCATCAGTATGCGGGCCGGCACGGCGAAGGGGAGATGCAAGTTCAGGCGCTTGAGGCCCTTATTGGCTACCAAGTTGAGGTCGGTAGTTTCCTCGGCCCGTACTACATCTGGCTGTACGATGCCGGGAAGTATGGTTGCGGCATCCTCGGTTCTTATTGGGACGAAGAGAAGCTCCACTATGGCCAGATTGTCGAGATGGAGGACCCGTCGAAGCCCGGTTCTGGTTTAATGGTCATGATGCAAGTTACGCAGGAAATCCCCGGCTACAAGGGCAATCGCGTCTATAACGTCTCGCCATATGACTTCATGCACGACCCGCGCGTGCCCCTCTCGCGGCTCCAAGAGGGTGAGTTCTGTTGTGCTAGAAAGAGGATGGGGTGGAGTCAGATATTGCGGCGGCAAGATCAGGGCTACTTCAATGACAACATTAAGCAGCTCAAGGAACATCTTACTGATCGAGGAGCGTCGTTAGGCTCCAGTCAACTCGCTCGCCCTCAATTCAACAACCTTATCCTCGACGATAAGGAGGAATCGACGAAGCACCCCGCCGGGGCAACATTTTGGGAAGTCTATGTTGAGCTAGTCCCTGATGAATGGGGGGTAGGCTCCACAAAATTCCCAACGAAATGGTGCTTCACAATCACCGAGGACCTCACCTTGGTTGTGGGCGCTTCGCCCCTCGGGTATATGCACTGTAAGTTCCCATTCGACATTCTTGAGTCTGAGGTGGAAGGTTATGGCCTTTACTGTCGTGGAATTCCCGAGATATTACAACCGATCCAGCAAACCGTCGATTGGCTCATCAACACCCACTTTTTCAACGTCCGCGCCTCGTTGAACAATCAGTTCCTTATCGACCCGTCAAAGATTGTGATAAAGGACGCAAAAGAAGCCGGCCCTGGCTTCCTGTGGCGATTGCGACCAGAAGCATACGGAACTGATCTCGACAAAATGTTCAAACAGGTGCCAGTCCAAGACGTTACGCGGGGGAACATCGCTGACTTCCAAACTATGCTTGGGATTGGGGAGCGGACCCTCGGCATCAATGATCAAATTATGGGCGCCCTTGCGACTGGCGGAAGGCGAACGGCAACTGAAGTACGAACGTCGACTGGTTTCGGCGTCAACCGCCTCAAAACAACTACTGAGTATATGTCCGCGACAGGCTTCTCCCCACATTCGCAAAAGATGGTTCAATCGTCGCAACAATACTACGACGCTTCGGCGAAGATACGCCGCGTTGGTTCACTCGTTCAAGACGCCGGTAAGGAGTTCATCGACGTATCTCCAGAAACCATTGCGGGCTTTTTCGACTTCATCCCAGTCGATGGCACGCTCCCCGTCGATCGAATGGCGCAGGCGAACCTTTGGAAGGAGATACTTGGCTCTCTCCGAATGATGCCGCCGCAGATCGCCGCAAGTTACGACCTTGTCCGTATCTTCGGTTGGGTGGCGACGCTTGCCGGGCTCAAGAATATCAACAACTTTCGCGTCCAAGTGGTGCCAGACCAGCAACTCCAGCAGCAACAACAGGCAGGGAATGTTATACCGATGCCGTCGAGGTTGCCACCTGACGGAGGTTCGCCGGTGCAGCCTGGCAACTCGGCGTCGACCGCCGCCGGCCTCGACGCGATGACCCCAGAAGGGGACGGATATGGAGCAGCCTGAGGTTACGCCGACGATTGCCGAACTACTGCAAAGCGGCCTCAAGCTGGACCGTGAGGATAAGGCGCGCGCCGACACCTTCGAGGCGTTGGTAAAGACCGAAGGTTGGCAGAACTTCATCGTCCTTCTGAACCGCCTCATTGAGGATCGCGCTCAACAACTCCTCGCCCCGATTGAGACGGAGGTGGGGGTGTATCGTCAGGAGTTTGTAAAAGGTGTAATGAATGGCTTAATCTTGGCTCGCGACATACCATCAATTACTATAGCCGCAATCGGTGCGGCCTCCAGCACGCACGAGGAAGATAATGAACAAGCATAGCCTTTGGTCGAATGTAGCGTTTGCCCCGGAAGGAAGCGGATCGACGGGAGTTACGCCTTCCTCCTCCACTCCCGCTGCGCCATCATCTACTCCGAGCCCGTCTGTGGGGGCGGGCTCGTCGAGCGAACCTTCCGGGGCATCCTTAGCTTCGACGACTACGGAGCCGGCTGCGAAGCCCCCCGCGCCAGCGTCAACTGGCGCTCCACCAGACGTAGTCGTCGAACCATCTTCCGATCCTTTCGACTTCAACTCAATTCTCTCCGGTATCGAGCCGGCAGAGACCCCGGCGGTGTCAGTTGAGCCGACGCCGAAAGTTGTGGAACAGCTAAAGCCTCCAGTAGGTGCTGAGCCTCTGAAGCCGGCCGCAGCGGAACCGCAACCCCAGGCGCTGGTTCCGGCACCCCCCTCGGGGCCGCAGGAGCAAAGACCTCTCCTCAATCCGGCGGAACCGAGTACGATCGCGGCGGCGATGGCGGACAATGAACCCGCAATCGTCGATCATCTTGCGAAAACAGTATTCGCCCTTTCCCCTGAGGACATCGAGGCACTTGAGACGAGCGTTGTGGACACCGTGCCGAAACTGTTGGCAAAGGTGTTTGTTAAGGCGAACCAGAATATGTTTGCGCAACTGTCGAAGACGGTTCCTTTGATGGTCCAACGGCATATGGAGGATACGAAGCGGCGGACGACAAGTGAAACGGGTTTCTATTCACGCTGGCCAGACCTTAAGCCAGACGTACATGGGAACCTCATCAATCGTCTTGCAGCGACGTATAGAGAACTCAATCCTTCCGTCCCGACGGCACAGATGATTGAGGAACTCGGCCCCCTTGCAATGCTGACGGCAAAGGTTGTGCCGAAGGCTCCTGGCGCCCCTGTAACGAATGGCGTTCGTCCACCTTCAGCGCCGCCCTTTGTGCCGGCTCTCGCCGGCACCGCGGCAATTGTCCAACAGGTCGAGGGTAATCCGTGGGATATCCTCGCCCCAGATGCAGGTGAACAGCAATGAGTGGAATTGCAGGCTTACGAGGTACGGGAGATTGGGGCACCGACGAGCGCCCCAAGAACTTCCGTGAAGGTATCCTCCGCTTCAACCCAAATGGAACGGCGCCGATCTTCGCCCTCACGTCGAAGGCGGGGAAGAAGACCGTCAACGATCCAGAGTTCGCTTGGTGGTGTGAGGGGAATGTCCTTATCCGCCTTCAAGTCAACGGGGCGCTTGGATCGACAGACACGCTCGTCGTTGTCGACACGGCCGACCCGACGGCGACAACACTCGCCGCCAACCTTGGTACTGCGACGAACTTAAAGCCCGGCGACATCCTCCTTGTCGAGCCGGCGACCGACAATGCAACGTTCGACCACGAGCTTCTTGAGGTTGATGATGTGGTCAGCGACACACAGTTCACCGTTCGGCGTGGGGCTGGCGGTACGACGGCGGCAAGCATCGCGAACGACATCTGGCTAACCGTCATAGGATCGTCGTATGCGGAAGGTACAGGCGCGCCCCGTGCTGTGTCGCGCAACCCGATCAAGTTCAGCAACTACATCCAAATCTTCAAAGATACGTTCGAGTTGGCTGGGACGGCCGACAAGACGAAGACTCGCACCAATAACAACTATAGCGAAGACAAGAAGCGGAAGATGTTCAAACACAGCTCGGACATCGAGTGGTCGATGCTCTTTGGCCGAGCCGCCGAGACGACGGGGGATAATGGGAAGCCCAAGCGCTTTATGAAGGGAGTTAGGAACTTCCTTCCTTCGGCGAATGTGACGATCTTCTCAACGCCCGTGACTCCAGCGTCTCTCCTCGACTCCGTCTCCCCCGTGTATGACTTCGATACTGGTGCTGGCGATACGCGGATGGTCTTTGCCGGCAACGCGGCACTGATCGAGTTGTCGAAGATATTCGCCAACGAAGTCGAGTTCCATGTCAACGACACCGTCAAGGTGTATGGGATGGACTTCCGGGAGTTTCTCCTCCCGAACGGCCGCTTGTTAATGAAATCGCACCCCCTTATGTCGCGACATACGTTGTATAAGAAGTCCGCCTTTGTGCTGGACTTCGACGCAATCAAGTATGTGACGCAAGAGGGGCGCCCCGACGCGAAGGTGAAAGACGATGTGCAGACGGAAGAGGAAGACGTTCGTCGCGGCTTCATCCAAACCGATTGTTCCCTCATGGTCGACTATGGTGGGCTGACGTGCGCCTACCTCGGCAACATCAGCTCAACCTAGTGCGGCGACAACTCAAAGGAGACCGAAATGGGTCGTGGAATTGAACAGAATGCAGAGTGCTATTATCCCATTATTAAGCAGGGGTTGAAGCTCTCGTCGATGCTTTGGGCGCCGGCGGATAACGAGGTGCTCGATGTCGACAGTCCACCGCTGTTGCTTATGAACCCAGCGGGGGCCGTCGATATCCTGCTCCCGACGTCGAATGCCGCGAACGCCGGCTTGACGTTTGTCGTGTTCAATGTCAGCGCGAGCACGATCACCTTCAAGACCGATGGGGATGCCGCGTTCACAACGGCGATTGCCCTTGCAACGTTGGAGGGAACGATCCTATTCTGCACCGGCCACGCAACACAAGCGCTTGGATGGCGAGCCCTCGCGACCGCCCTCTCATCGTAAGGGAGGGCTAAGTCATGAGACTCGGAGCATACTTTACTGGCGGCATTACTCCCGGTGTGGTGAGGGCCCTCAAAGCCCTCATTCCGGATGGCAACAAGGACCTGAGTGGGCTTCGCAACCTAACGGTTACGGGTTCCGTGACCGCAACGGGGGGGCAAGGGGCGGCGGGAGGCACGGGTTTCGGTGTCGTTCCTCGTTGTTGGCACACCGGCGGAAATGCGCCGACGGTTTCGACTGACTTCTCCGACTACACCGTCGTGGCAACGGAGGTGATTATCGCTGAGGTGTTTGTACCGGCAAACACAACGATCACTGGTGTTGCCCTTCTGAACGGCTCGGCGGTTGCGGGGAATGTTAAGGTTGGCCTTGCGAACACCCTTGGCACGGTCGTGGCTACGTCGGCCTCGACGGCGCAAGCAGGAACGGACGCCTTCCAACGTATCCCCTTTACTGCGGCGTATGCAGCGAAGGGACCGGCTACGTACTACGTCCTCGCCATCGGCGATACTGGCGGTGGTACGTCGAAGATCAATGCACACACGATTGGCAACTTTGGAGCGGCGAAGCAGACAGGGCAGGTGTACGCTACCGGCTTCACGACAATCACACCGCCGATAACGTTCACGACGGCGCTTGGGCCGGTTGCGAGTCTTTACTAGGGTATTGGGTACGGTTAATAGACCGTTAACCGTACCCACCACCCCCTCTTCTAGGAGTCCAATTCTATGAAACTCTCCACTTCCCGCTTCTGGATAACGGCGACGGTTGTGGCCACTATGCTCGGTGTAGCATGGGCCGCTGACAACTACGCAATCAATACCGCCGGGGGAGGGAGGGTCGTCCTAAAGACGACCGACACTGCCGGCGTTCACACCCCCCACGTTATTGTAGATAGTGGAGGTGGAGGAGGTGGGGGTGGCGCTGCCACAATTGCGGATGGCGCTGACGTCGCACAAGGCACCACAGCCGACGCCGCGTGCGCTACCGACAACGGAACGTGCACTGAGATTGCGCTCCTTAAGCGGGCAAATCAACGTTTGACGTCCATCCTTGCCGGTCTTGGTGGCGGCGGAACCTTTAATAACAACGCCGACAACGTAGCGACGTCAGCTACAAATGGGCAGGCTGCGGCGTGGAGCTATGTTTGGGATGGCGCCGCTTGGGATCGCCTCTATGGTGATTCAACCAACGGTGCCTTCGTCAACGTTAAGACAAGCGTCTTGCCGACTGGAGCCGCGACCTCAGTATTACAGTCCACGATCAACACGACACTCGGCTCCCCGTTTCAGGCTGGCGGATCCATCGGGAACACTGCATTCATCGCCAATGCCGGGACAAATCTTAACACATCCGCCCTCATGCTCGACGCAACGGGGCAGAGCATTCTGACGGCGGTCGGTAGCGCCATTCCCGCCGGCACGGCCATCATTGGGAAGGTCGGTATTGATCAAACAACTCCAGGCACAACGAACGCTGTAGCCTTTACCAACACGACGCTTGCTGTCACGAATGCCGGGACATTTGCCGTGCAAGCGGCGCAGGCCACAGCAGCGAATTTGAATGCCACTGTTGTTGGGACAGGCACGTTTGCCACGCAGGCCACACTCGCCGCCGAGACGACAAAAGTCATCGGTACGGTCAACCAGGGCACTTCGCCTTGGGTTGTTTCCGGTACAGTGACCGCTGGGGGCGTTGCGCAGGGCTCAACCACGGCAGGCCAGACCGGCAGTCTTTCACAGTGTGCCGTGACGACGGCTGCGCCGACTTACACTACTGCTCAGACTGATCCGTTATCGTGTGACACAACTGGCAACCTCCGCGTCAACGTTGTCACTGCGACCGGCCTTGCGCAAGGTTCAACGACCTCCGGACAGACTGGATCAATGATTATGGGCGCGGTCACGACGGCCGCACCAAGCTACACGACGGCGCAGACGGCATACGCGAGCCTCACAACCGCCGGCGGCCTTCGTAGTGACGTGGCTTCGTGGGCCGGCACGGCCCTCGGTGCCCCGGCCAACTTCGGTACGACGCCGGGCGCAGTCGTGGCGGGTAGCGCGAACGCCTCGATGTTTGTCGGAACGGTTGCGGTGGCGTCTGGGAATGGTGTTGCAGGAACTGGAACCCCACGGGTCACCATCGCATCGGACAACACGGCGTTTTCAGTCAACTCAACGTTGTCCGCTGAAACGACAAAGGTCATCGGGACGGTTAATGTCGCGGCGGCACAGACTATTGCCGCAACTAACGCCGGGACATTTGCGGTTCAATCTCAACCGACGCCCGTTACGAGCGGCGGCCTCAGTGTGTATTTTGTACAGCCCACCGCGAGCGACAACCATGTCGTTATCAAGGCGGGTGCGGGGCAGGTCTACAAAGTCAGCGCGACCAACAATTCTGCGACGGTGAATTATCTTCGCCTGTACAACGCCACGACCGGCTTCAACGGCTGCAATAGCGCGACGAACCTAGTCTATCAAGTTGCGATCCCCGCGAGTACGAGTGTTGGTGGCATCAGCGATAGCTGGGACAGCGGTATAGCTTTTGCGACGGGGATTAGCATCTGTGTGACCTCAGGCTATGCTACGAACGACACGACCAACGCCACCGCAAGCGCCATGAGCGTGAACATCGGATACAAGTGACATGAGGCGCTTTCTATTCAGTCTTCTAGTTTTGTGGTTGACGATCGCTGCATGGTTGCCAGCACCGGCAATTGCCGCCGTTTGCGGCGATGGCCTTGGTGGCAATAGTTGCTTTTGGATACCCGGTGCAGGTGCCGCAAATTGGAGTGCGACAACAAATTGGTCGCTGACAGATGGTGGTGTATCGTGTACCTGTACGCCTTCAACTGGCGACGACATATTTTTTACTGCCAATAGCGGCACGAATGGCAGCACGATCAACAGCGCTATTTCCATCCGCAATTTCGACGCCACTGGATCGTCCGCACTGACGTTGACGCACAACGCTGTTACATTGACCGTCACGGGCACCACTTTCAAATTTGCAGGGTCTATTTCTTATACAGCCGCGTCGAGTAGTCGCTTAGTATCGTTTACAGGGGCCTCTGGCCCTATCACATTGACCTCTGGCGGTAAGACATTCGGGGCGGTCACAATCAATGTGACGGCTGGGGTGTCAGTTGTGCTCGCGGATGCCTTAAGCGTTCTTGCTGGTGGCACACTGACGCATACGCAGGGTACACTTGATGCCGGAACCAACAATGTTGCGGTGACAGCTGGAGTTTTTTCGGCTTCGGGCGCAGGAACCCGTGTGTTTAATGGCGGCACAAACACATGGACTATTTCAGGAACTAGCGGAACCCCGTGGGACTTCAGTGGTACAAACATAACTGTCACGGCAATGCCTGGTACGCTGCTGATTTCATCAGCAGCAGCCGCATCACGAGTTGTTAATCTTGGAACATCCAGGTCTTATAATACAGTTACGTTTGCCAACACCGGCAGTAATTCATACGAACTTTCTTTAACAGCAACTACACCAACGATCGCAACGTGGAACTTGACTGCTCCGATAGTGGTAAAACTTCCGACTTCCACAACGACGTTTACGGTAACAAATGCAATAACTTGGGCTGGGACTGCATCTTCGAGTGTAATTTCTGTTGTCGGTGGTACGTCCGTCACAACGATTTCGTCCGCAGCGGCATCTACGCCAAGTTGGGTTGTGCTTGGAAGCCTCACTTTTACCGGCGGCGGAAGTATCGTTGCAAGCAACTGCATAAATGTAGGTGGGCTTACGTCGATAACCTGTAATGGTCCAAGTGGTGGTAGCGGCGGCCTCATCATTGGTGGGTACGTGCTCAGGCGTGATCTCGGTCACGCGAACGACAACACTCCGCTATGGTTGGATGTGGCGGCATGACGAGGGTTGCCATCCTTGTTCTGATCATGCTGCTTGCTGTTGTAGCTCGCGCCGATGGCATTTTCGCCTACGGCATCCCGTCATTCGGTCAGACGAGTAGTACGGTAGCCGCACTCCCGAACTGCACGGCGGCGTTAACCGGACTGATCTACACTGTGACCGATGCACTAGGTCCGGCGTTGAATATTCTTGTTGTCGGTGGCGGTGCTGTTACGGTGCTCGTGCACTGCAATGGAACGGTGTGGGTGGTGGGATGATGTACGCAGTTGTTAAAGAACAAAATATCCCAATTCCGCACCCTTATGAGACGAGGCAGGTCTATCAGTGGCATGAAATGAAAGTTACGGAATGTCTGACCATTTACGACAGAGATTACAACTCAATAAATGTCATGGTGCGTAGGGCCGCAAAACGAACTGGTTTTAAGTTCACGATGAGACAAATCTCTCGTTCTGTCATTCGAGTTTGGAGGATTGTGTAATGTTAATCGTGTCAGCATGGCTTCTTTTGGTCTCACTTTCAAACACAAGCAAGTTCACCGTGCCGGCTTTGCCAACGCAAGAAGAGTGCAAGCGATTGGCAGGAGTTATAGCTGGTGGGAAGCCGTTCAGTTGCACGCAGTACACAATCTATGTTGTGGGGGGTGGTAGTGGAGGAACTACGAATTATTTGGTGGCGCAATAGTAAGAGGTTATTATGTTGTTGGTGAGAATTGTAACGATGATATTTATTATAGCTATTGCATCTGCTTGGACGCATGGAAGTACAGGAGGTAATTTTCTACTGGACGATGAAAGTGGCTATTTATTGACCAACACTGGTGAGAGGTTGACTGCACAATGACCCGCTTCCGCATAGCTCTTGCGCTCCTACTCGCGCTGATCTCAGCGCCACACGCGCAGCTTGGGACGTTGCCCTATAGCGGCGCTTCTACCCCACAAGCGCCAGACCCGTTTTTTTCTAACGTGGTGCTGCTCATTCCAGCCTCTGGTACGAACGGCTCGACCGTCGTCCCAGACTTCAGCCCTGCGGTGCATGGGAATGCGACCTGTGCCGGGTCGGCGCAAATTGATACGAGCACTTTTCAGTTTTCTCCTTCCTCGTTGGCCATCGGCGCAAGTTCCGGGTGCTCGTTCCTCGATAGCGCAGATTGGAATTTGGCCGCTGGCCTGTTTACAATCGAAACGTTTATCAGGTTTTCTGATGTCACTGGCCAGCAACATTTTCTTACACAGTGGGGAAGCTCCGGGCTTGACCTCGGATGGGTGTGGCAAAAGTTTTCAGATGGGAAATTGTACTTCGGTTACAGCACGACCGGGACAGATCAGGGAAATTTGTTTTCCAGTGGAGGGGCCTGGGGTCCATCCAACGGTGTTTGGTATTACGTGATGGTTGATTTCGACGGCACAAAGTATCGCGAGTACGTGGCCCTAGCCAGCGATTCGACATCTACCATGGTAGCTAGCTCGACCTCCCTTGTGACCATTTTCAATTCTGGCAGGACGCTGAACATTGGTAGCGACAGCGGCGCTGTGGCCAACTCACTAATCGGAAACCTACAAGCCTTACGCATCACTAAGGGCGTTGCGCGGTGCGCTAACGATAGTGGCTGCGCTGTGCCGACTGCGCCCTTCCCGACCAACTGGCTGCTCAAGCGCGACCTTCACCACGACAACGACAACAGCCCGATGTGGCTCCCGGCGACAGCATGAACAACTTCATCAGCTTGCTCTACGCTCTCACACTTCTGGTGATGATGTGAAGATGTTGCGGTGTGTGCGTTGAGGGACGGCAAAGATGCGTAATAACGTCGAAGATATAAACGCCCGCCGCCTTCGTCAGTCGTCGGGATCTTGGGCCACAATGAGGGCAACCTTGACTGGTGCCTTCATAATCCCGAATGATGGCCCAACTTCATACTTCCTCAACCCAAATGGGGCGAGTCGGATTGTCCGCCTCCCTGCCTACACGTCTGCCGGTGGCCAATACTACACTATTGTGCATACGGGGAGTGGCTTCCAATTAAATATTGTGGATTCGAATGGGGTAACGGTACGAGATATGGAGCCGGGGGAGTCCGCTCTATTCTTCTCCAACAACGTTGCCTGGTTCTTCATCCTCACTGACGCCCTTGCCGTTCATGGCGTTCCATACGTTATCCTCGCTACAGGGCAATCCAATACTCGTGACGCCCAGCCATTTGTCTGGACCCCGGAGTCAAATGCCTTTGTGTGGAATAACGCATACATTGCGAATAGTGCGGTGGATGGCGATGTTGGGACGACATTTATCCCCCTCCCCTCCACCACTGTCGACTTTACTAATCGAATGGCCTCTGAGGTTGCTCGCAATAACCCAAACCGGCGCACCTATGTTGTAAATGTTTCGTTTGGGGGAAGGACAATAGATCATTGGCTTCCCGGCGCCTCCGCCCCTGACGTGTATGCGAATATGAAGGCGATTGTGGAGGCGGCGCTGGCTTCACTTGGATTAACGAAGATTGATAGGTTTGTATTTTGGCAGGGGGAGTCGAATGCGAACAATGCTGCCCTTTGGCTCGATGGAGTTCGTACACTAATCGACCGCCTGTTCGGTGAGACGTGGTTTCTCCGTTCAACGCCAATTATGCTCTCCGCCCTTGGCTCCAACGCAGTTACTGGACTGACGACAAACGATACCTTTAATGGGGCTGTGGAGGCGGTAGTAGCTGACGATCCCGACAATCGGCAGTTGTTGTATCCAGGCGCCTTCCCAATTGCGTATTGGTCGGACAACTTCCATATGACGGCGGAGGGATATTTCCTCGCTGGTGCCGCAGCGGCGAGGATAGCAGAGCATGGTGGAGGGCGGGCGCCGCGAGTTGAGATGGCGGCGTGTGAGTCGTTGGCGGTCAATGGGGATCATATTTGCTCGCAAGTTAATGGAAGCAACGCCGTCACAGGTATCGCAGGGGCAACTTACGTCACGGACCATTGGAAGACGTTGCCATCGGGAGCGGTGCGGACGACGGGGCAGCGAATAATCGCATCTGGGCTTCCTGGATTTGCCTACGCCCATAGGCTAACCGTGACGACGCCAGACGTGGCGATAGCCGCTGGGGATTGTCTCCTTCTCGACACTCGAATTGAGGGGTTGGATTGGGGACGTCTTGGATGGGGTGCCGCCGGCGCCTACCCCGCAACGTTCGGCTTCTTTGTCCGAAGTTCGGTCCCCGGTACTTATGGCTTCTCTATTACCAACGGCGCCCTGGCTAGCAATTGGATGACCACGTTCTCAATCAATCTTGCAAATACGTGGGAGTACAAGACAATCTTTGTGCCGCCGGATGTAGCAGTAGGGACGTGGCCAGTTAATGAGACCGTTGGGGCTATCGTCTCCATTACACTGTCGGCCGGCTCAACCTTCCAAGGCACGATCAACACTTGGGGGGCTGCGTATCTCCTTACGACTTCGGAGCAGACTAACTTCTCCGGAACGAATGGTGCAACCTTTGACATCACCGGCTTCTTTGCCATTCCGCTAAGTTATGCCCCGAAGCCCGAAGAAGTTCGCAACCTCATGCGGCCGGGAGAGGTGGAGATTGCTAAGGTACGACGTCAGTTCTATCGCGTCCCGAATACCGCAACGGTTGGGAAGTTTATCGCTTCGGGGTTTAATGGAGTCGCGCAAGGGCCGCGGGTTTTTGTAGATTTCCCGGACCCTATGATAACGACGCCGGCCCTTATAGTTTCATCTGTTGGGCACTTTGCCTTCCGCAACAACAGCAATGCGCTTCAAGCGGCCATAACGTCCCTTACGCTGACCAATGCGACGCCGGAGTCGGCAGAAATCCTCGGTGTAACTGCTGCGAACTTAGATTTAGGGGCCGGCACTGCCCTGTACGCGAATAACGCCGCCGCGACTATGGACTTTGTTGCGCGACTGTAGGGAGTCGGGACATGAAGTTGGTTACGATTAAAGTTGGGCCGGCGAAGGATGGCGACGTAGTGGCGGCAAACGTCATCCTTCAGCAACGAGTGGGTAGCGATTGGAAAGACGTCGAAAGGTGGAACGGGATAAGGGGGGAGCGGAAGCTCCTTCTCGACGACAATGAGCGGTTGATTGTCGAAGGGGCAAGCGATCAGGCCGTTGTGTTAGACGTCGCTCAAGGGGCGGCGGTTTATGGACGGAAGCCATGACACGTGATGAAGCAACGGCGATTGTTGCAACTGGGCTCGGCTTCCGCACCGATCAGAATACCAACATCTACCTTGCCCTTCAAGAGGCGCAACGGGAACTCGAACTAGGGAAGACGTTACCGAAGTTCCTAATCCAAGAGGATGCCGCGCTGGTCCTCGCCTCGGGGGCGTTCTCTGTGAATTTACCCACTGGCTTTATTCGTGAAGTGGATGATGATGGGCTACGTTACTCCGCCACCGGCAATCCTCCAACGGACTTAGTGTTCCTTCAGAGGAAGAGATTTAAGGAGGCATTGCTGGGGAATGCGATTGTAAGTGGGAGTGGGGAGGCTCGGGCGCCCTCAATATATGTTATTCGTAAGGCGACCATCAATTTCGTAACCGTTGCCGACCGAACATACAACTTATCATGGAGTTATTATAAGAACGACACGGTTATCTCCACGTCGGTAAACGGCACGAATGGGTGGTTGACGAATGCGCCGGATTGGCTTCTGAACGAAGCGGGATGGCGGCTTGCAATGGCCCTTCGTAATCAGTCGGCCATCCAACTGTTCGATACAAAGCGGAATCGGGCGAGGGCAGCATTTTTCGGCGAACAGATTGTGAGTGAAGAAGCCGGTGGGCCGATAGCAATGGGCGAGGGATTGTAAGATGGCCCTCGAAGCTGCAACATACGTTAATGACCTTGTAGTCGTCAATCCGCCGGCGACGGATAAGAGGAAGCAGGGGGACGACCATCTTCGACTACTCAAGTCGGTACTTAAGGCGACCTTTCCCTCCTACACGCGCCCGCTGTATCTCCCCACAACGACGAGCGTTGCAAGCGACACAACGGTTGGCGATACCCTCGACGGGGCGACGCTGTTCGTCGACACGTCAGGTGGAGCCGTCACCCTTACCCTCCCCGTCCCGTCCTACATGGCCTGGAACTTAACTGTTGTAAAGTCCACCTCTGACGTTAACCCTGTGTATATTGTGCCGCCGGCGGGAACGATAAATGGGTTTGCGAAGCTCCGCCTTAACGTTCCATTTATGGAGTACCGTGTTGTTTGGACCGGAACGACGTTTGTGCGCAAGAAGAGTTCCGGAGAACAAGAGGCGGGGACGCTGATCGACTTTCCAGGTGCAACAGTGCCGGTTGGGTATGAAGCAGCGGTAGGACAGTCGCTCATACGTGCTGATTGCCCAGAACTGTTTGTGGCGTGGGGCACAACGTATGGGGCTGCCGACGGCACGCACTTCACCGCCCCCGACCTTCGAGGAAAGACTACCGCTGCGCTAGATAGTGGAGCGGGATTATTAACCGGCGGAACACTTGCAGCCGTCCTTGGGGAGCAGACGCATCTACTCTCGTCGGCTGAAATGCCAGCACACACGCACACGGCCACGAGTGTCGTCACCGACCCCACGCACGCGCATGGGGTGACAGACCCTGGCCACGTGCACGTTGAGAGACAGGGATCATCGAGTAATCAATCGGCAATTGCTGCGGGGCAAGCGCCCTTCGATACCAACGTCAACGTGAACACGGGGTCGAGCGTGACTGGTGTTACTGTTAACGCCGCCTCGTCGGGAGTGACGGTCGGCACTACAAATGCGAATACTGGCGACGGCGGGGCGCACAACAACGTTCAGCCGACGTTGGTTGTCAATAAGATGTTCCGGCTCTGTTAGGTGTGCAAGTGGCGAGCATTGACATAAACGATATGGCGTCGCAAGGGGTCATTGTCGACCAGCCTCCGTATCAACTCCCGCCGGAGGCGTGGTCGGTTGGGCTCAACGTGCGGGCGGTCGATGAGGGGGTTGAGCGGTTGTTCGGTTGGTCGCAGGTATTTGGAACGTTGCTCTTTGCCCCACATTTTGTGTTCCCCGTACGGACGCCATCGGTTCAGTATTGGATATATGCAAACCTTACGAATGTGGCCGTCTACGACGGCGCAACGCATACCGACATTACACGTCTTGGTCCTGGGTACAACGCTTCCGACACACCGGATTGGAACAGTGTGCTCCTTGGCGGCGTCCCAATACTGAACAACGGCGTCGATGTGCCGCAGATGTGGTCGCCGACGACGCCCGGCACGAAACTCGTGGGATTGACGAATTGGCCAGCGAATCTACGGGCGAAAGTGGTAAGGGCGCTTGGCCCTCATCTCGTTGCGCTCAACTTGATCGAGGCGGGGAATAGCTTCCCCCACGCCGTCCAGTGGTCACATCCGGCGGATCCCGGAAGTGTGCCGGTAACGTGGGACATTACTGACCCCACACACGATGCAGGGAGGAACGATCTCGGTGATGTGAACGCGGGCGTTCTTGTTGACGCCCTGCCGCTCCAGTCGTCCTTGTATCTGTATAAAGAGGGGTCTGTTTGGCGCCAGTCCTTCATCGGCGGGCGGTTCGTTTTCGACTTCAAGACGATGTTGGAGACGACGGGGATTCTTGCGCCCCGATGCGTCACGTTGACGAGCGATGGGCTGCGCCACGTCTTTGCGACGCAGGACGCGGACCTTGTGTGGCACAACGGCAACACCATCCAGTCGATCCTCGATAAGAAGGTACGACGGGCGGTGCAGGATGACATCGACCCGGTTAACTTCGTCAATTCGTTCGTCTTTACTAACCCCCGGTATTCAGAGGTTTGGTTCTGCTACCCCTCCGGCGGCGCGACGTACCCGAATCGGGCGGTGATTTGGAACTCAAAGAATGGCAACGCCGGCGTTTATGAGGCCGACGGTATAACGTTCCGCCATGCCGCCATTGGCAATGTTGAGGCCGGGCCAGAGGACCTTTGGGAGGACGACGAGGTTACGTGGGAGGGGGACGAACTTCCGTGGGCGGCGTTCCAGCGCCGGCGGGTACTTTTGGCCGGCACGGACTCAACGAAGTTGATGTTCCTCGACGACGGCCTTACCCGCGACGGCGCGGCCTATACTGCCACGTTGCAACGGAGTGGGTTGGCACTTATTGGCCGCAAGAGGTCTGGCGAATGGATCGAGGACCACCAACAAGTAAAGATGGCGTCAAGGCTTTGGCCGAAGCTGCAAGGTGGTCCGGTTAACATTCGCCTCGGCATCCAATCGACCGTCAACGGGACGGTTACGTGGACGACGGCGCAAGCCTTCGACCCGACGACGACCGTTGTAAAGGACTTTGGGCCGCTTAGTGGGCGCGCCCTTGCGATTGAATATCAAACAACCGCTTCGACTCATTGGCGTCTTGACGGCTACAAGTATGAGATTGAAAAAGAGGGTGAGTTCTAATGGCATACAATCCCTCGGTTGCGCCGGAGTTTCGGGACTTTACCGAATTGCGGGACTTTCTAACCCTCGAGCTTGCGGCGATACAGGCAGCCTTCCAGGAGACGACGGCTCTCGACCTTCGTCCGGTTTTCGTTGAGCCGCTGCGGCCGCGAGAGGGGATGATTGTGTTCGCCGACGGAACACGGTGGAACCCCGGTGCGGGCAAGGGAGCGTATGAGTATAATGCTGGTGCTTGGGTGAAGCTATGAGACGAGACATCCACCAACACAAGAGGCAACTGTCGGCCGCTGAGGCAATGGAGGTTTGCGCACTCCATGACGCCCACTTCACCCACCATTGGCCGAATATAGCTCGCGAAATGGACCTTGTGCCACACATCTGGGCGCCGTGGTGGACAAAGGAGTATCTGTTCGAAGCCGTCCTTGTCGGGCGCGTGCAGTGTTGGGCGGTGGGACCACAAGAACGGATACAGCTTATTATATTTACGCAAATTGCGATATACCCGGCGGCTAGGATACTTCAATCGTTGTTCATCCTTGGCAATGGGTTGGATGAGGGGTTGCCGGTCCTGGCCGCGACGTTAAAGAGGTTTGCCGAACTTCAAGATTGCGCTGCGTGCGAGGTGACTGGACGTAAAGGGTGGAAGAAGAAGTTGGCATCTGAGGGATTCGTTCAGCGCGGGGTTGTATTGGAGTGCCCCGTCCAAAAGCAGAGGTTAAACTAATGGCAAAGGGCGCAGAACCAACGCAGACGACCACGACGCAACTCTCACCGCAGCAGGATCAAATCCTCGGGCTCGCTATGCCGGGGATAAAGCAGTTTGCGGCGAACGTTCCACAGAGGTATCCTGGATCTACGGTGGCGGGGTTCGATCCGTCGCAGGTCGAGGGGCAAAATCTCGCCCTCGGTGTGGTTGGGGCGCAGAGTGGACTGGCTGGTACGGGCGCTCAAACGTCGCAGGATGTAATGGGCGGCGGCAACGTCACAGCGAATCCGTGGGACCCGAAGACAAACCTCAATCTGTCTAGTTACATCGATGCTGCGACACGGCCGATCGGACGTTCGTTGACTGAGGAGGCACTTCCGTCCATCCGCGGCGAGGCGTCGAATACGGGCAATTTTGGCTCCTCGCGACAGGGTATAGCCGAGGGCTTGGCAAGCGGCCGTGCCTCAACGGCCATTGGCGATACAGCGGCGAAGCTTGCTGGCTCAGTGTACAGCACCGATGTCGGCGCGAACCTCCAAGCGCGCGGGCAGAATATCGACACGCAGAAGGCTGATACAGCCGCACGCCTACAGGCTCTCGGCCTCCTGCCGGCGACAGAGGCAGCACAACTTGCGCCCGCGACCACGACGAGTGGGGTGGGCGACGTTCGTCAGGCGATGTCGCAAGCGCAACTCGGCGAAGGCGTCTCACAGTTTAATTATGACCAGCTTGCTCCGTTCCTCCAGGCACAGGAGCTTGTTGGCCTCACTGGTGCAATCCCTGGCGGTGGAACGAAGGCGGTCGGCAACCTCAATCCTGCAAATCCATGGACTACGACGCTCGGCGGCGCCGCGACGGGGGCTGGCCTCGGGGCGGCAATAGGTGGGCCGGTTGGAGCTGGAGTTGGTGGGGTTGGCGGTGGCCTTTTAGCCTACCTTACTGGACGATAGGAGAATACCATGTCAGATACGTATGGTGCGTTAGACCTTGGTTCGTTGCTCGCCCCGGCCGATACCTCGGGGGCCATTCCACCCCAAGGTGGACCGTTAGGGCTCGATCGCTTCCGTCCAGGGCTTATGCTTCGCAATATGTTTACGGGGGGTGGAGCCGCCGCGACGCCAACTCCGACAGGGCCAAGCCCAGAGGCTCTTGCAGCGACCTTAGCGGCAGCGGGGAAGGGGCCGCAGGATGTCCTCCCTCAGTTGCCAGTGACGGAACAAGGGGCGACAGTTACATCAACGTCGCCAGGACTGACGCCGCCGACGCCGCAAATTCCGGCCCTTGGGGATTCACTTCGACCACGAACGGCAGGCGGTCCCTTCGGTGGTTCGCCTGCAACGAACCCAAACCTCCAGCCGTTGGCACCCACACCAGCAAGCGCAACGTCGGGGCCAAAACCTGGCGCCGGCATCCTTGAGTCGCTGAAGGGCGTCCAAACGCTCAAGCCACCGGAGCCGCAGAAGGTGGCGACGCCGGCTGCGCCGCGGCCAACGGCGAATGTCAAGACAGGGCAGATACTCGCGTTGCTGGAGGCGTTAGGCGCAACGGGGACGGCTGGCGGTCTCCGCCTCCCACCGACGCTCGGAGCGGCACTCGGAGGACGATAAGATGGCAGGACTTGGCGAACTCCTCGATCCGCGCGGCACGCCGGATGCTGCGACGAACCCGACGCCGCAAGTTGATGCGACGGGCGACTTACGAAAGCAATGGGAGGGGGTGTTGGCAGACCCGAATGGTCGCGCCGCGCTGATGTCGTTTGGGTTGTCGCTGATGCAGCCGATGAACTTCGGCCAAACACCCGCCGGCCACTTTGCGTCCAGCGTCGGCGAAGCCGGGAGCGCACTGCGGACGATCGAGGCTGGCGATCTCAAGAAGCAGGAACTGGACTCGAAAGCAGGGCTTCGTGAGGCGCAGGCGAACCTCGCCGGGGCGCGGGCGGAGACGGCCGGGGCTCGTGCTGGCGGTGAGGCTTCGCGACTCGAATTGGCGAGGGAGAAGCTCGGACTGACCGCTCAGGGATTAGACCTCAAGAAGGAGCTCGCGGGAGAACGCACGAAGGCGGGATTGTATAGTGCATATATAAAGGCGCAAGAAGGGGCAAAGAAGCGCAACGCAGATATTGTAAGGCTTCCAGGAACCCCAGATGAGGTGCTACCGCCGTTCCCCGAATGGGCTAGAGGGTATCAACTTGGCCTACACGGACTAGAGGGAAATCCAACTGAGGGGGATGTAACCCTCCAACCGCCGCCAGTCTCCGCGACCACTAAGACGTATAAAGAGGGCGATGTTCAGAAGAGTGCCGATGGGCGAACTGCAACACTGACGCGAGTGGATGGTAAGCTTCAATGGACAATCAAGTAGCGCCGGCGCCGCCGGAGGGTTTCAACGTTCCTGTTGAGCCGGTTGCGCCCCCTCCGCCAGCCGGCTTTGACATTCCAGTCGTTGCGATAGCCGAGGCTGCGCCACCGCCTCCAGAAGGCTTCGATATTCCAGTCGCAACGACTGCGCCGACGTCAACCGACACGTCGGGGATGAGTGAGTTTAGAAAGGGCTTTCAAGGAACCCTCATTGGGGGTAATGCGACGAATCTCGGCAACGCCGCTGAGGGCTTCGGCGTTATGCTCGATCATCCCGGCCTGTTGGATGTTGGTAAGAACTTGCAAGAATGGGGGAAACAGCGCTCTGCCGGTTTTGAGGCGAAGGTGCCGAGCTTTACGAACATTAAATCATTCGACGACGTGCTGTCGTATGCCGGGTATGGAGTCGGGTCGGCCCTCGCCAGTAGTGCGCCGAGTGCGGTGGCGGGCCTCGGTGTCGGGGCGATGACGACAAATCCGATCGCGGGCATCGTGGCGGGGGCGGCCGGTCCTTCATATGTGCAGAACTATGGTGACCTGTATGGAAACGTTCGGGACGATAAAGACATCCAGGCGCGCGTTCAACGAGGTGAGACAACGCCGGCCGCCCTTGCTCAGGCATCTGCCGTCGCTGCGGTTCCGATGGCTGCGCTTGACGTTTTCGGTCTTGGCAAGGTTCTCGGTTCAACTGTGTTCGCGGAGGCGAAGAAGGACTTAGTTCGCCGTGTGGTAAGTGGAATGGCGAAGGGAAGCCTCGTCGAAGGTACGACGGAGGGGATGCAGGAGGTTATTTCGCAATGGGCGCAACACTACCTCGGTTCGCAGACGGAGATGAAGGAGAAGGTAATTAAAGTTGCCGACAATGCCCTGATTGGTGGACTCGGAGGCGGGACAATTGGCGGGGCCGGCGGTGTTGTACGGCCTCGTGGCAATGGTCCGCTTCCGCCGCTGGAGCAGATTGCCGCCGCCGCGCCGACTGCACCCGAGGGGTTCATGCCGGTTGAGGCACCGCTGTCTCCTGTTTCGCCGACGTTGACGATATTGCCCGACTTCACTGTTGGCCCAATGCCAGTCTCTGCCCCGTCACTCTTAACCCCTCCAGAGCCCGCGGCGCTAGTGGTTAGTCCGGTGTTTTATTCAAACCTTCAGCGGGTCGTGCAGGAGAAACTTCCGGAAAGTGGAAGCCCCGAACAGATGCTTGCAACGATCCGCAATGCGTCGGGGGTTAAGGAGGAAGAACTGGCAGCAACTGGCCTCACAACGTTCATCGCCGGGCAAGAGGGCCGTGTGTCGAAACAAGACGTGATGGATCACCTCGCCGAGTCGCAGATTAAAGTTACCGAAGTTGTTCGAGGGGCACCGGGGCTAGAAATTGAAGGCCTTGATCCAACCGCTGCTCGTTATACTGAGTATAATGTTCCTGGCCCTTATACGGAACCGAGGAATTTAATACTCACGCTGCCGCCGCCGGCGTGGATGTATCCAGGACGTAGAGATGCGCCTTCTGCTGCCGCAGCCGCTGAGGTATTTAAGACTGCCCACTGGTCCGATATCGTTAATCCCCTCGTCCATGCAATCACCAACGTTCGAGTTGATGATGCCGGCAATAAGATGGTGTTTGTTGAGGGAATTCAGAGTGATTGGCACCAAAGGGGGGCCGATGTTGGGTATAGAGGTCGTCAACCACAAATACAATATATTGTGAAAGAACAGGATGGCCGATTTGGTATTTTCAATCAATCCACAAAACAGTTAGTAGGGACAGAAGATACTCGTGAGACGGCACAAGCCTATGCGACTAGATTGTCGGAAAATCCTGCATTAGTCCCGGATGCGCCGTTTAAGACGACGTGGCTCGAACTCGGCTTCAAGCGCGTCCTTCGGTGGGCTGCCGATGCCGGCGTTTCACGTGTCGGACTTATTACCGGCGATCAGGCCATTCGCGCCATGCAGGTCAGTGATCCGAAGACAATGCAATTCCTTCGCACGTTGTATGATGTGAGGTTGCCGAGTATTGCGAAGAAGTGGGCAAAGAACCTTGGGGGCACCTTTGGTAAGACTGATCTCGTTACTATGCCACTCGATCCTGCGATAGATTATCAATATGGACAAGTAACGGAGGAGGTTCCGTATGTCGAAATACCAGAAAGGGGGCGTTCGCGGGTTCAGCAGGGGTTGCCATTATTCTCACAGCTTGCGTCAGGGGAGAGTTCAGTTAGCCTCGACACGAAGGGGGCCGCCGGCCTCGTGGCGAATGAGCCACTCTATGCGAATGCAGTAAAGGTTGCGGGTGCGATCCAGGAGTACATAAAGCAGTTCAAATTCGAGTCGAAGGTTCGCATCCAACTCGTCAACAAAGCGATGTTGATGAAGGCGATGGAGGGGCCACAGGGCACACGTATAGTTGCCGGCTTCGCCGAACGTCTAACCGACGGTACATACCTCATCCAAGTCGACCTTGGAATGCACAAGGACCCTTCGCAACTCTTTGCAACGATGGTGCATGAGTTCGGTCATACGGTAATGTGGGAGAAATTTGCGAGGCTCCCTCTGACGCAGCAGCAGGAGATATTGACAGCTTATAATAACTTCCGTTCTGGTACGTCCCTTCGCGATACGCTGACAAGCCTGTGGAACCGACGCGACAACGCGGCAATACTCTACTCTGGCCGTCGTGGAGTCGGCACCGCGGCACTTCAGTCGTTGTCACCTGAGACGCTCGACTACTGGACTGGGTTTGATGAGTGGTTCGCTGAGCAGGTCGCCCGATGGGCCACGACTGGAGAGAAGCCCCTTGGGATCGCCGAGAGGGCACTTGCGAACCTCGGGAAAGTGCTCCGCCTCATGCACGAGTTTATGGCGAAGAAATTCGGCATGACGTTTCGGGCCGAACCGGTGATGCAGGAGTGGCTTAATTCGTTTATCCAGAATGCGCCGAAGATGGGCTTCGACATAAATGAAGCGGTGGCCATTCGGACGCAACGGGAGAATCAACGGGCGCTTACACCAGTCGATGCGGGGCTAAAGGCTGTCCCCCAGCAAGGCGAAACGGCCGACGCAAGACAGATGCTCGCCTCGCTATTTGACAACGTTGAGACGCCGCCGCAACTGCGGGAAATGGCGGCACATGCCGATTCGATGTCGAGGTTTCACAAGTATATGCTGGACCTCACGCAACTTGCAAACCTTAATCCTTCGTTCACACCTCTATTGCGTTATGTCGAACGGATGCGGGAGATACACCTTGAGGAGGCACGGATATTCGATGCCGCGTTAGGAGTGGGGAAGGCTTGGCGGCGTCTTGGTAATCAGGCGGAAAACGTGACTGCGCTAATTGACGACGTTGCGAATATGGTCTATCGAACGGACGAGGAAGTGGCGAATGGTGTTGCAAGATATCCCACACAGCAAGAGTTTGCAGCGCTTGTCGCGAAGCACAAGGTTACACAGCCAAGCATAAAAGTGTTCGATTCGGTTAGGAAGATGTTCGACGCCTTTTTGACGAAGACGGCGCAAAATGCAGTCGAGGACGCGAGGCGAACGATTACGAACCCACAATTGCTCGCAAATCGTATTGTCGATATTACAGAGCAAGTGAATGCGCTCCGCGCCCGCCCCTATTTTCCCTTCATGCGTTTCGGTCGACATTTCGTTACGGTCCGCGACGCGGCTGGGAACGTTACTCAATTCCACACAACAGAGCGTCGAGGTCTACGCTCGGCGGCACGAATGCAGGAGATATTGCGGAAGGAATTGGAAAGTAAATTGCAACCTGGGGAGAGTATTGACCCGGTAAAAGATGTCGGAGTGTTGCCGGAGACGGCGGAACAGTTCGTTGGACTCCCGCCGTTGTTGTTGGAGGCTATGAAGGAGAAACTTGGACTCACTGACGAGCAACGAGATGCTGTCGACCAACTGTTATTCAAGCTATCCCCGGCACAGAGCTTTCGCCACCGTTTCCAACATAAGAACTATACGCCTGGGTATTCGATGGACTTCCAGCGGGCGTTTGCAAGCTATTTCTTTCACGGAGGACGATACTATGCTCGGCAGAAGTATCTGTGGGGGGCGAGGGCTGAAATTGCAGCGGCGCGTGCGGTCGGCGGTAATAAGGCGGGTGAGATTGCCAACTTCATGCAAGATCATCTCGACAATACGATACTTAATGCGCGGGGAGACTATGGGATACTTAAGGGGGCGATCTTCTTTTGGGCGATGGCGTATGTGCCGGCGGCGGCGACACTCAACCTCACACAGACGCCGATGATAACGCTGCCATTTCTCGCCGGTAAGTTTGGCGACTTCAGTGCTAGCAAGGCGTTGGCGAAGGCAATGACGGATGTTACAAATTTCTATAAGAAGGGAAAGTATGAGGCATTGCCGCAATTCGAGATGCAGGCACTTGACTACGGGATTAAGACCGGCCGGATAACGGAGGCGCAGGCGTCAGAGTTAGCCGGAATGACACAGGGAAATAACCTCATCGTTGGCCTTGGTGGGACGAAGGTACAGCGGGGCGTCTTGCGGTTTGTTGAGGCGGGCGCGAAGATGTTCGAACTTGCCGAACAGTTTAACCGGCGAGTTGCATATCGTGCTGCGCTCGACCTTGCACAGAGGCAACCGCAGGCGAAGGTTGTCCAGGAGGCTGTATCGAAATACAATGATGAGTATACGAAATTACTCTCCACGCACACTGAGGCGCAAGCGAGGGCAATTGTCACCGCCGCGTATACGGTCGATCAGACGCAGTTCGTCTACGCCCGCTATGCGCGCCCGCGGTTTATGCGAAGTCCACTCGCCGGCACAATCTTCGTCTTTAAGAAGTATATGCAAAGCGTCCTAACACTGCTCGGAACCAACAAGGCCGATGTGCTGCCACGATACTTGTTCATCGCGATGCTCATGGGCGGGATGATGGGAGTGCCGGGGGCGGAGGACTTAGTGGGCATCATTAAGGCACTCGCACATCATTTGTTTGGGAAGGACTTTGATGTTAAGTTGGCAGCGCGGGAATGGATTAAGGACTTCACGAATGGTAAAGTTCCGTCGGACATCATCCTCCAAGGGCTCGCGCGGCGTGGGTTCGGGCTCCCAGCGCTCGTCGACATGCTCGGTGGGGCGCTGCCGGGACAGCAGTTCCCTGGTCGAGGGCTCCAACCTGGGCCGGCGCAGAACATTCCGGCGCCTGTGTTCGATCGAAGCAGGGCGCTCTCGATGGGCAACATACTGCCGGTCGATATAGGTAAAATGCTCGGACCGGAGGTGAAGGATGAGGATAAGCTCCTTGCCGACGAGACGCAGAAGGCGAGTGGCGCCGTCTTTGGCCTTGGCTTCAACCTATACAAATTCCTCCGCGATGACAAGCTAAGCCTTGGTGATCCGAAGCGCTGGGAGAGGGCGATCCCGCGGGCGCTTGGGGATGCGTCGAAAGCTTACCGTGCGTTTAGCGAGGGAAGGGAGCGGACGCGTGGAGGCCAGCAGTCAGCAGCAACGGTGGTGCCGTATGACACTCGCGACACTGAGCAGATGATGGAGATACTTGGGTTGCTTGGTGGGTATAATAACCTCAGGACAGCGGCGAAGTGGGACAGCATTATGGCGCTGGCGGAGAGGGAGGCATACTACGACCTACAGGGTAAAGGGTTGCGAAACCAGATGTTCGAGGCGATTGTTGGCGGGAATAAAGAGGAGATTGGTCGGGTACGAGATGCCATTGTCCACTATAATCAAACGCTCCCGACGGAGGCAAGGGGTAAGGCGATAACTTCGGACTCACTGCGGCAGTCACTCCAAGCGCGGCAGCGTGATGTGGTGGCGAAGGAGGCCGGTGTACCCATCCAGCGGAGCAACGTGCCACTCGCTCGACATATCCAAGGGTTGTTCCCGGAGGCGCAGCCAGTTGATGCGCGTCGCGTCCGCTAGTCGTCGAGAATTGCGACGAAAAGATTATCCTCGACGGTTTGTTGGAAGATACGATTTAACAGTTCCGTCAGCGAGATGTCGCGGAAGGCGGCCTCCTTCATCAACACTTCGAGATGCCGCTGCGCAAACGTGAGGGTGAGGGTTATCTCTGGCATTAGTGGGTTGTCCTTATGGTTGGGCCGAGCCCGAGGGCGCCATCCTTCTTCACGACTTGCAGCAGGCCCCCGTCGACGGCGAGACGAATTGCTTGCAAAAAGTCACGCTCGGACATTATATTCCAACACAACTTATACAGCTCGGCGCGGGTTAGCCAGTTGTAGGCGCGCACATACGTCACGAGAGTGCCAACGTGTTTTGCCTCATCGACGATGCCGATGGATTCGAATACCTGAAGCATCGCCTTTTCGGAATCAAGGAGGATGGCATCGGCTTCCTCGAGGTCCTCGCGGGTGATGGATAACTCTTCGCGTTTCGACGCGGCGAGAACAATTGCCAGTTTAACTAAATGCCCCTGCTTACGTGAGAGGTAGCCGCTGTAACGTTCCGAAGCCATGTGGATGGGACGTATCTTCGACAGTGTGTCGTACCAAGTGTCCATCCAGCCGCCCTCTCGATACACTTCATCGGTGAATTCGTAGGCCCCAACCATTTGGGCGATCTGCTGAAGGTCTTCGGTGAGCTTTGTTTGCATTTCGTAGAAATCACGTTTATGGATTTGCCGAGATGGAAGGGACACAAGATGACGCTTGCGGTCACCGTAAACGAATACAATGCGCGATGTTAGTCCTTCGCCGATCAAGTTCTCCGGGAAGTTACGCTTGAGCCACGAGGGGGTTGTTGCGCCAATTAGGTTCAAGAAAGGACCGAGTATCTCGATCTTACCGGAGTGTTTCGTTTTGTGTGAGTAGGGACGCTCCCGCCCATCCCACACGTCGGTTATAAACGACACCGCCCCTTCGTCATCGGGACGAAGGAATGTGCCGAGTTCGCTCGCCGCAACCGTCACCGGCGACATGGGGATCATTTGCTCTTCGCCGGTTCCGTTTGTGTATTTGAAGTATTCCGTCGCCTCGGCCATTGCGTCGCCGAGGCCTTGCCAAGAGCCGCTGTCGGGGCCGAAACGGATACCCTCGACCTTTGCAAGCAAATCCATCCCGAGGTTCATGGTGGTCGACTTGCTCACGATCCCCGCTGGCGCGACCATGATGATGTAGAAGTTCGGGCGCCACTTAAAGTTCAGTTCGTCGCGCCAAACCCTACGTCGCAATGCGCCCGCGAGTACCGAGACCCCCGTCCAGAAATGGAACACCGTCGGAGACTCGCTGGCGCGGGTATATTCCAAGTATGCCTTCAACCAGTGCGGATAGTGTCGGGCCACTATTGTTTCTCGAATGTAATCTTAACTCGATCTCCGACCTTTAATTGCGGTTCCTCCTGTCCGAAGTAAAGGGATTCGCGGGAGTCGACAAATTGAACAAACCAACCTAGCTCACGAGTGGTTAGAACGGCTTCGCCGTTGGGCGCTTTGTGCCCACTGGTGACCTCAGTCTTACGCTCCACCCTAGCAACGTTGGCGTAGAGGGTGTAGACGGTTATTGGTATTTGAGGGTTCACGGTGTTCTCCGTTTAGGGGCGGTTAACGGGACATTAACTGCACAGTCTATCCAACCTTCCTACAATCCCCCCAACTCTTCGTCGACGACTTTAGCTCCCACGGGATGCGGAGAGGATCGGGGTATGGCGTGACTGCGGTGAGCGCCGACAGTATCATTGCCGCCGGCGGTATCTGCGACGTCGGGAATTGAAACACGAGGGAGTCGTGGTCTTGGAGCAGTATTTGGACGGAGGGGAACTTTTCTTCCAGTTGAAGCGCCCCGATGAAACTGTTGAGGGCCACGACACTCTGTGGCTTCCACGCCAATGCTTCCGTAAAGCAGGCGTCGGGGCGGTCGAAGTAAACGCGTCGAAAACCGAAGGCATTTGTGATGGTCCTGTTGCGGTGGAGATCGGCTTGTATGCGGTTATGGAAATTGTTCTTAATCCCTGGATGGAGGGCGAACCAACGTCGCTGAAAGCGGTCGGCGTCGTGAACAGTCCATCCGAGGGTAATGGCGAGGGTGCGGGCGGCGCCGCCGTAGTTCGTTGCGTGGACGCCCTTCTTCGTCTCTTGGCGCTTTGCGTCGCGGGCATGGCCAGAGAGTTGTGTGAACGTCGCGCCGAGCATGTCCTCGGCATTCTTCGAATGCACGTCGACGCCGGCGCGGAAGGCGGCCTTTAGGTCCTCGTCCTCTGCCTCCCAAGCGACGACTTGGGCGTCGGCACCCTTGAGGTCGGCGTCGAACATCGTGTAGCCGGGGTCAGGAATGAAGAGCTTCCTGACGTTCGGGAGGGTTATCGCTGTCATGTTCTTTTGTCCTTACTGCATAATAGCCTATACTGTAGTCCGTTTTAATACTCCAGGGGGAGCCGGTTTCATGTAAAGCGGCACGTAGCTGTGATATATAGACGTGGAGTGTTGGTCTGTTATGCCCAAGTTGCTCATAGGTTAAAGTACATGACTTAGCTCGGACAAGACGCATTAAGACTTGTAGTGGCCCCGGCCTGATTCGAAGACTTGTTATCTCGTTTGACACTACAATATCTTGACCACAACAGGGACAAAGTTTCACCCAAGGATATCCCATTATTCGTCCTCCTCCCCTTTCGTAAGGTTTTGCAGATTTGTGCCGCGGCCGAAGGCGTTCTTCGACGACGAGAGCCGGTGCGTCTCGGCGCCGCCGGGGTTGAACGAACACCGCATCCTATCGTCGGGGTCGAGGCCGGCATTGATGACGTTGTGGGTGTTTTCGCAAGAGCCGTGGAGGCGGAGGCGTTCGAAAAGGCCGGTGAACTCGGGGTAGCGAGTTGCGAGCGCAACTCTGGCGTCCTTGCCGACGGTGGGGCGCTTCGTCTTCCGTTGCGTTTCGACCCGGAAGCCGAGGCGATCGTAGAACAAGTATGCGGTTTGCTGTGGCGAGCTAAACCATGGGCGCTTCGCGTCTGGCGCCACAACATCTTGCGGCACAATTGTGTGAAGGTCGTGTTCGAGTTGGGAGATCGTTTCGGCGAGCTGCATAGATAGAGCGGCGCGCCCCTTTGTGTCGATCAACACCCCTCGGTTCATCATTCGGAGACAGAGGTCGTTGATTTGCATCTTGAGCTTCCACTGTTCGGTCTGTTTTAGTTGCACGATTAGTGCCCTAAGTGTCGTGGCACACTCATAGGTACGAACACAGTCCATGCAATTGTATAGTAAGAGCTGCTCGATTGTCCCCGACATATCCCATTCCTTATGATCCTCCTTCCAATACCAATGGTACTTACAGAACAGCGAGGATAGATAGTCGAGGCTCTTTGGCGTGCCGGGGAAGAGGACGTTTTGCGCCAGCATTGTGTCGAAGTCGAGGCGCGGCGTAACGGCGAGCCAGTGTTGGATATACTGCGTGTCGTAGATGAAGTTTTGACCCTCAATCAAAATGTTCTGGTGGGTGTTGAGGCGGCGGAGGAGAACCATTAACATACCTTCCTCATCCTGCGACCACCAAGAGTCGAACGTGCCGCTGTCGGTTTTGCGGACGAAGGGTATGCTCATAGCAAATTGGGGGGAGTCAGAAAGGCCGAGGCAGGTGATGAGGCCCCTTGCCGTTTCAATGTCTTCGGCAATTCGTATTTGCTCGCCAGCATCGGCACGAGCTAGCCACACCGCTAATTGTGCCGTGCATTGCAGAAAGGTCGGTGGCGCCCAAAAAACGGGCGGCGGGTCTGGTCGCCAGTCGCCGGCGAGGGCCATTCGAACGCGGGCCTTTAGGTCGTGGACGATCACCGCCCGCAGCGACCACTGGCGCATTATTGCTGCCGGATGAATAATCGGTAATACAGGTACGTCATCGCTGCGACTACCATTATGTAGCCCACTATCGCCAGAGTGAAAACGGTCTCGAAGTCCATATGTCATACTCCCTCGCCACGACATGATGCCGGTCGGCACATACGTTTGAAGGTCCGGCGGCACTGGTCTGTTATTGCTTGAGCGGATAACTTCAGCCCCAGAATGATTAGTGAGGGCCCAAAGTGGGTAATTTCCTGCACAGATAATAAGCCGTCGGGGGTGCGCTGCGATATGAGAATACAATCGCCGGACTTCATCTTGTACGAATTGTGCTGGATAAAGTCCACCCACTTTTTGTTGTGCTTTATCAACTCGTCCCTTAGGTTCAAAGAGGCGCCACATTTCGTTGTTTTGTGGCCGAGCAGCCACAACGTTGGTGAGAAGAATTTCATCGCGTTTCACTCCTGCTTCGGCTAGGATGCGACTTAGTTCGACACCAGAGCTTCCGACGAAGGGACGGGAGCAGGCAGCCTCCTCGGCGCCAAAGGCTTCGCCGACTAGGACGATCGGGGCGTCTCGCGGCCCGGAGGTGCCGAACCAAAGGTCAGTTGGGGGCATTATGCTTCTCTTGCATATACTTGACGATGTATTCGGCTATAGCGGTCTCACTCGACGCCCGGATTGTCGCCCATGGTATTTCGAATGTAATGACTTTATCGTCCATAACGACGCCGATTTTGATGCCAGACTTCGTTCTCGCCTCGGCGATCCTTTCGGCGAAGCGGACATCAATTCTATCTCCACGTTCTGCTGCCTTAAGTGTCGTGGCGATCTTGGCCGCTTGGACTTTGAGTGCCCCTAACGGTGAGTGTTTGGTTGTCATATTGGTAACTCGACTTGTTCATCCTTGGTGGTATTGTACAAGTTTGCCAGGGCCGTGGTGTGGTAGTCGTGGTCGCGTTCGATGCCGAGGGCGCGACGGCGACTCTCCTTTGCGGCGACAAGCGTACTTCCGCTGCCGCAACAGGGGTCGAGGATGAAGTCATTCGGTTGTGTTGAGCATTCAATTAGCTTTCGCAGCAACTCAACTGGCTTCTCGGCGGCGTGGAGGCGTTCGCTTCGCGATACCCGGTTGACGCGGAGGTAGTCTGTCGGCGAGGCGATGAGGCCCTTTTGGCCCTTCGTGGCGAAGAAGATAAACTCTGTGGTAATGCGAGGGCCTTGGGAGCCCCACGGGGCGAAGCCCTCAGTGTCGCTCTTGCCCCAAATGAGGGGCCGGCGGAAGGGAGTCCAGCCGGCGGCAGCGGAGTGTTGTTGTAGCCACTCCCAATGCTTTATATCGGTGAATAGAAACAGGTTGGCTCGCGGCTTGCAGACGCGAAAGCCTTCGGATATAATCGTCTGGGCGAGGTGGCGGGCCGTCTGCACGTCGTCGGTGTAGTTGTGATGGTGGACGGTACGGGAACGGAAGCCAGCGCTCGCGGCGTCGATCCCGTATGGGGGGTCGGCAAGGATTAGGTCGAATGTATTTGCGTCGAGCTTTGGCAACTCGAGCACCAGGTCGGCGAGACGGACCTCGAGGTCGGCCAGCCCACGACCGGAAGCGATGTCCTTCCGCGCCATCGCCGCTCTTATTTTCTCTTCCTCCAGCTTCAGCACGAGCCCATACGCCTCGCCGACGTTCCTGGCATTGAGTATCTTTGGGTTGTCGAAATGCTTCGCAACGATCTCGGCCTGTCGGACGTGTTGCGACGCCGCCACGGGGTGAACGAAGGCGCCACGGGTTACCAATTCCTTCCCGGTGTCTAAGAGGGTTTGCTTCGGGTTCGACGTGCTTCGCATCGCATGGAGGTCGGCAAGAGCCCGCGCCCGGTCGGGCCAGGGAAGGTCCTCGCGGTGGATGTTTTCGTCGAGCTCGGCCTCGAAGCGGCCGGCGGTGTCGAGGAATTCGGCGAGGGTGAGGATTGGGATGAAGCCGGCTTGGATAGTCTGGCCATTGCAGCTAAATGTGCGGCCAGAGGCTGCAATGGCCTGTATCGCTCGAAGGCGGCGCTCGCCGACGGTAAGGACTTCGGTGTGGGTGGTCTCGTCGAACCAACAGACGGGCGGTTGTAATAGCCCTCGCCCGAGGATTGACTCGGTTAGCTCACGGAGGGGACCGGGCGCAATAGACTTGCGCTGGCGAGTACGGACCTCGATGGCGGTGAGTGGGATGATTTTCATCTATTTCTGTCCTCGGTGGAGGTAAAAGGAGAGAGGGAACGCATAACCTTTCCCTCTCTCCCCACAGCTTCCATGTGATGTGACGGGAATGGAAGCCGTTAACGGTTAGCGAATGGCGACGACGCGGGTCACCTCGGCGAACTTACGCTCCGGGTTCCTTTTGTCCTGGCGGTGCGTCACCTTCACCATAACCGGGCCGGCGCCCCGGAGGTTCATTATACTCCAGGGTCCTTTTACGTTCTGCCCTGTTGCTTCGCGGATTTGGCCGAGGCGGACGTTGCGGTCCGGGCCGAAGTCGAGGCCGCCGGCGGCGTTTATGTCGAGGAACATCTTGGCCGGCACGACGAGCTTCTCGCGGCCGAGTTCGGCCTTCACTTTTTCGTCCTGGATGACGAAGGGGCAGGAGAACTGCGGAGCCGACTTTTGCTCCCCAGTCTGCTTGTCCTGCCACTCCACGTGCGTGAACGCCTTTGAGTCGAAGTCGTCGATCATGGCCTGATATTCGCCTTGTGGGCAGATGCGAAACTCAGTCGCCATCGGCTCGTCGACGGTTTGCTGCATGAAAGTGTCGGGATCAAACGTTTGGCTGTCCATAGTAAGGTACTCCTTAGGTTGCCTTTGGAGCCATCGGAGCGGTCTGAGCCACAAAGGGCGCAGATGGTCGTGCCGAAGGCACGGCTGTCGGTGGCAACGGGGCCGAAGCAGCCATCTCGACGCGGCGACGGTACGCCGCGACAATGGGTTCAAAGTTGGGCTCTATCGCGGCGGAAACGGGGAGTGCTCGGTTCTTTAGGTCCGCTTTTTCGTCGATGGTGGACCAGAGGAAGGAGGCTTTTCCATTCGTAAGGGTTCGTTTTGCGTACACAACCTCGGAGAAGAAGCGAGGTATCTTTGGAGCGAGTTTGCGTCCAAGCGTTGACGCCATAATCTGTGCCACTCCAGTTATTTCATTCGCCTCTTTTTCGACGTGCGCTGTGAGGACAAAGAAACACTTCCGATCGGATGTTAGCTTTAACAATAGCTGCTCAAGAAAGTTCATCGCGACGCCCCATTCGCCTTGATGGGCTGCAGGTTTGTAGCCGATAGCCAGCGCCATCGACATTAGGGATAGACCAGAGAGGGAGTCGACGCAAAGGGCGCGCTCAGGATCCCAAGAGGCTACGTCGCCGAACTTTTGCCCGGTTCGTTCGCAAGGGAAATCTTTTAGCGCCTCCAAGAGCGCCATTGCCGGCTTGCGGGTCAGGTCCTTCCCAACCCCCGACTTAATCAGTTGGATTTGTTCGAAGGACGAAGTCGCGACGGTGCGGATCATGTCGTCGATGGCAGACCAACCGGCCGCGGCGGGGAGTACGGACGTCCAATGTAGTTTATCGACTGAAATCTTCCGCCGCGCGCACGAGTCAAGAAGGGACTCGACGCCGCCGGGCTCCGTCATTATGACGAACACTTCGAGGCCCGCTGCGAGCAGTGTGGCGAGGCTATCCGTCTTGCCGGCGCCAGGGGCGCCTTGGAGGAGGACAGCGGGGGGTTGGAGGTTCATTAAAGGGCTCCTAGAATTTGCTCGGGAGTGAGGTGGGCGGTGGCCGTACGGTGTGGGGAGGGTGGATGGGCGTGTTGGTTGTTGCACGAATAGTGGTCTGGCCAAGTATCTAAGTTTGCCGTAACGCGAACGTGTAGTGGGCGTTCGTGCGGATAGTCGCTGATGTCGGCAAGGTCCTCTAGCTGCCACTTGGCCATTGGGTAGGCTCGATGGCCGCTGGTAGGGATGAGCCAGCCGTCCTCCCCCCCGATTTGCATCTTAATGGCGATGTCGAAGGCTGCCTTTCCCCGCACTTTGTGGAGGATTAGGTGGGGTTCGGCTTCTTGTTCATCGTTGGTCACGTCGTTGGCTCCTTGGCTGGGTTTTTGTCCAGAGGGTTCCAGTGTTTCACAACGAAGTCGGATAGCCACGCCTCGGGCGTCGTTGAGGCGCAGGCGCTCTGAAACACACAATTGCCATACGAGGTACAGGCGTCGCCGAGATTGAAGTCGAAGTAGCCCTCGTCCCAAGCCCGGCGGATGCGCCAGAGATCACGGCGTAGCTGTTCGTGCCACTTTGCAACCAAATGGGCGCTATAGTTCTTAATATCCTCGGCGTGGACAATCTGTGTCTTCTGTATTGCGATGCCGCGGACGACGACGGTATCGAGGTTAATGCCGGCTTGCTGACAGGCCCAAACGTAGCCGAGGAATTGCGACCTCAAGTTCCATTGGTCGCTCCAGTTCGTCGATATTGAGCCTCCAGTCGTCTTTTCATCCCTCACACATGGTCGCCCCGAAATTGCCCCGAGCATGTCGAAGCGGCCGGAGTAGATGAAGGGGGCGCCGGATGGGTGCAGTGGGAAATTTTCCCCCTCAAAATTATTGGCTGGTTCCAATGGAATGGCAAAGGTGTACTCGAAGGTTGGTTTGCCGTCGGAGCCGAAGTAAGGCTGTACGTGATCGGTACGTGGGGGGTATTGTTCGAAATACGACTCGATCGCTTCCCATATCCTGTCGGCGGTTTTGGCGGTTTTCTTGAACGCAGGTATCTCAAAGTCGCCCCAAGCGATGTGGAAGGCGGCGTGGGCGCGTTCGAGGGCTGATGGGAGGGAGAGGTTTTGCTCCCAAATGCCTCGGTATACTGTCTCTAAGCCTGTTGCGAAGCAGGCTCCCGCGTGCAAGTCCACCGAGATAGCCCTTGGGCGGTAGCCGTGGACAAACTCCAAGAGAAACTTCTGAAGACAAGAACGAGCGCAGGTGATCATCGTCGAATCGATGTGCAGCGGCAGTTGTGGGGTCTGAGGCGTCATGGTGTGGGGCTCCTAGAGACTTTGATCTTGGTGAGGATGGAGCTGGCGTATGTCATCCACTCTTCCGGGATGGATTGTTTCAACAATGTCACTACGCCCGGCAGAGGTATCTTCTTATCTTCGGTAGCGAGGAGTTCGACAAACGGCTCCAGTGCCTTCTCCGCCTCTACCAGTAGAACGTCACGAGCGTCGAGGGCGTCTGCCGCTTCAATCATCCATGGCAACATTTTCCATAGAGCGATTTTGTGAGTCGGAAGGCGTAGCCGTTCTTTCAGGGTTGGTTGGTCGGTCATGGCGAGCCTCCAAAACTTGTAGCTATCCCTGCGCCAGCAATGGCCGCAAAAAGCAAATCCATAATTTTAGGCCATCCTGAAACTTTAGGAATCGCACAAAGGAAAATAAGTATATTCATTGAAAGCCACCACCAGTTGATCATGTCTTCCCTCCGTCAGGTTCTGGGGCGGCGGTGAGCGCAGCGCGGATCCTTCCTGCTCCAACAATGATCTCCATTTTGCCTTTCGAATTGACGGAAACCATTGGAAACCAGTCGAGCGCGATTTCTTCCGCAACCTCTTTAACGTTCTGCGGGTTTGCAATTACGCAGCTGAGTATGTCTTGGAGTTTGGTACGTTTAAGGGTCTCCGCCTCGGCGCTTCCTCGATGTATTGGGGGGTTGTGGAGGGTGAGTATTGATCGTGTGATGTAGTCTATGATGTTGCCACTTAAGATTTGTGGGCAGTCTCTTGGAAAACCTGCGGCCTTCCATTCTTTGAAGGCATTCGATTGTTTTCTGGCGTCATCACAATATCTTTGGTTGCCTGCTGTGACAGCCGCTTGGATTTCATCAATCCCGTAGGCGTGTAGGTGGGAGGGACGACCATGTTGAAGTTCACAGTAGGAATCGCAACCGCAATCAGGCCAATTCGTGCATTTGAATTTGGGCGTCTCGTGTGGCCTGTCGCTTACGGAAGCGTGGATGGCGGCGGCCATCTTTGTGTCTGTCATGGGTTAGTTCTCCAAGACGTAAGAGGCGCCGCGCCGTTTCATGAGCATCGCTATGATGCGGCGTCGGCCGATGACGAATGCCGGTACTGTATGGGCGGGGATAGGGCCGAACTCCTTACGATAGCCGTCGGTAGGGCATTGTTCGAGGACGTAGCCGTCGTTCCCCTCACGCCGGGTGGACCAGGAAAAGGATAGGCGGATTGGGGCGGTCATCGGACAAGGGTTAGTTCGTGGGAGAGGAAGGCGATGCGTTCGTCGACGTCTGTTGTTCCGTTTGGAAGCCAGATGTTGCGGCCAATCGGTGACAGTTGGGCGGTAATGGGGCCAACGTGAATTGTTAAACACGCATTCGGTTCGAAGATGTTGGCGAACGCCTCGACCTCACAAGCCATTCGGGCATCGCGGTATAGGGTGCGGTGGAAGAAGTCAGCGCGGGACTCTTGTTGGTATTCGTGGATGGCAAGGTTTGCGAGGACGGAGGGGCCAAAGTTGGCCTGCAACTTCAAGAAGTGTTCGAAGTTGCGAAGCCAGTCGGCGGCCGCAACGTCAAAAGGGCTAAGATTGGTGTCGCCGGTCCATTCGACGTCGTAGATGGAGCCGAAGAAAAGCGCTTCGGTCGCCAAACGCAATGGCTTTTCGAGGTCCTCAACAAGCAGTTCGTCGTCGAGGGCGGCGATGGCGGCGGCGAGGTCGTCTTGGCCGTTGCCGGCGGCGGCGAGGAGGAAGGTGAATTGCGGTAGCGGTAACGGAACGGTGGGGGCGTTCATGGTTGGTAACTCCTATAGTTGTGACAAGAGGTCCTCGGGGGTGAGTTTGGGCGACTTGGCCGTGCCGCGGGCTTTGCCCGCCTTCGGCGGTCCGGCCGTTTTCTGGCGCAATCTCTGCGTGATGGCGCACAACTCATGTAATTCGGTTGTCGAGAGGGTGTCGTAGGAGCCTTTGTAGTCGCGGCGCGACTCCTCGGTCATTGCGCCGAAACGGGCGACCGCCAGCTCGCAGATGGCGCGGCGGCGGTTTTCGAGTTCGATCGGCGTCCAACTGGACAGATCAAGAGCTTCGCTAACCATTGGCATGGGAAGGTCTCTGCTGTTTGTCGAGCCATTCTTGCAATAGGGTCTCGATCAGTTTGCTCTTTGCCCCATACAGTGGTTTGTTGTGGATGGGGTCGTAGAGGTGGAACTCGATGGCGCCGGCTAAGGTGGCCGGCAGCGAAACGTTCCAGCGGGCGATGAGGTCGGGGTTGCAGGGGCGTGGCATGGGGTCAGGCGGCTTCCAGTAATTCGATGAGTTTGTCGGATTGACGACGATAGGCGTCGGCGGAGGCGGAGGCGGCGTCGGCGGAGGCGGAGGCGGAGGCGGAGGCGTCGGCGGCGGCGTCGGCGTCGGCGGAGGCGGCGGAGGCGGCGGCGGCGGCGGCGGCGGCGGCGGAGGCGTCGGCGGCGGCGTCGGCGGCGGCGTCGGCGGAGTCGGCGTCGGCGTCGGCGGAGGCGGCGGAGGCGGCGTCCCTAGCATTCAGCCAACGCTCCTTGGTGGGCTTCGTGCCATCAATCCATTCGCGATAGAGTGCTCCGACCTCAGCTAGCGATGCGAGTGAGCGAGAATTCTTTGTGTGTGGTGGGACTTCATCAGTTAGCAGCCAGTAAGCGAGTTGGGGCCAAACCATCGTGAGGTCCGCGCCAGGGCGTATCGCGTTTGTGAACCGTTCAGGCCATGCCTGACTGTCGCCATTCGGAAGTTTCTCGAAAATCCTGTCCTCCAACCTCGCAAGGATTCTGGGGATGCCAAGTTCACTCTCATAGAGTGCGTGTGATGCGTAGTCGATACCAGTCTTGAATTTGCCGTTGTACAGTCGGACGGCCTCAAGGGTGCAGCCGACGGCGCAGCCCTTACCGTTTTCCCAGTATTTGCCCTTAATGAGCTTGTCGGCCTCGCGATGTTCGGCAAGTTGCGCTAGTACGAAAGCCTTCAATGTTGGGTTGGAGTGGAAGGCGAGCATTTGAGGTCTCCTGGGTTGTGGGGGCGGTTAACGGTGGGTTAACCGCCCTTGATTACGAGGTCAATAGTCGCAATAAGGAGCTTGGCCGGTGTACTGGCTCCGATTTGCTGGAAGGTCTAGCTCAAAATGAAGGCGACCCCTAGTAGGGAAGGCGCCATCCTTTGTCGGATTAAGTGGAATTGAGTTATCGAGGCTGTAGCTGGTTTTTTGATCGTCACTCATAGCATCCAGCTCCTCTAGAGCTACCATGCTATTGCTATACAATGAATGAACGGCGGTGATTGTGGCGAGTTGGCCAGAGATAAGATCGAAGACTCTATCGCCGATTTTGTATGGCATGGAAGTGCTCCTATTGTGAGGACTAAGCGGGTAGGATAGCATAAAGGGCGCCGTTTTGCAACCCTTTTTTTCGACCTCTCACATGTTTTCCCGAGTTGGAGGCGTGTTGCGTAGGATGTCTTCGAGGTAATCGTCCACCTCTTCTTGCGCCGGCGGCGCGGTGGGGGGTTCGCCAATCTCGGGCAACGAGATGCCAGCTTTCGTCAGCGCATCGGTGAACTCGGAGTCGAATGGGGCGAGACGGAGGATTACGGGGCATGAGCGGTCGGTAGGGTAGTGGACGCCATTCGAGTTGATTTTCTCCTCGACGTCCTCGTAGCCCGCGCGGCGGCCCCAAAGAAGGGACGTTCGTGTTCGCGAGACGATGTTTGCTTGGGGGTGGTTTTGGTCGCGCATTAGCTTACGCAAGTGGTGGATGCGGCGTTGGAGGCCGGCGCCCTTGCGGTACGTTTCTAGCGGTATGTCGACGCGCTCGCGGGAGCCACGGAGAAGGGCTGCCATGATCTCGGGGCCGAAGGATTCGATTGGGTATTTTGTGCGTTCCTTTACCATTACTTTGCCTCAACGGGCTTGGCGGGCTCCACGTCGACCTCGACCGAAGGGCCGCCGGCGAATGGGACGAGGAGGGCGGGGAAATAGGCTGGCAATAGATGCACGTTTTCCTCGTGGAATTTTGCGGCCTCGCCGCGGGCGATGTAGCCGAGGGGGAGACAGACGAGGATCGCGTTTGGGTCGTAGGGGTTTGATGGTTCGAGAACGCAGAGGAGTTTTGCCGATTGCGGCAACATTGCGATAACCTTAGTGGCGGGTTCGCGATACTTCATTCCGACGAGGGGTAGGAGGGTTTTCATCGCTTTTCCTTTCGATGTTGAAGGGGCTCGACAACGGGGCACGAACAGGGCCAGACCATGAGACAGGCGAATTCGCTCATGTAGTCGCCGAGATCGGCGGCCCAAGCCCAGCCGAGGCGCATATAGTCGACTACGCAGTCGTGTCGAACGTAGCGAAATGTCATTTGGTTTTCTCCAGGAAGCGCCGCGCGGCGGCAACGGCTTTCGATTCGAAATAGGATTTGTCGGTGCCGTTCGTTAGGGGTTCGTGGTGTGGGTAGCCTCGGGGCAGTTGTACGTACCTTCGGTTGTCGCCGGCGAAGGTACAGTTGTGTCGATATATGTTGAAGAGGCAAACATCGCGGGGCGCGAAGGCTTCGGCGACTGTGGTAATTTCGATCTCGAAGCCGCAATCAGGAATAATGACTATTGTACTGTCAGGGAGTTGATGAAGGCGATGGAGCATAAGTCGGCCGAAGATGTTCGTTCCGAACTTTGGCTTCATGAAGTGTTCGCTGAAAGCGATCTGCCAGTTTCGGTAGGTGTTGCCGAGTAGGGCGTCTACCTCGTCTTTCCGTTTCTCCCAATCAGGAACAATTCCGTTGTCGAGAATGCCGCCGATGTCCATCATGCCCGCGAATGCCTGTTTTATTGGCAGGGAAAAGCGTTCAAGCACAAAGGCGGCGTCGGTGTTGGAAAGGAGGTGGGCCGCGATGGCGGCGGCGGCGGTGTCTTTGCCGCTTCGCGAGGGGCCGTTTAGGAGGATGAGCTTCATTTCGCAGCCTCACAACTTTGAAAGGTGGTAGACTCCTCTGGTTGCGTTGTGGTAGTGAGGTTAGAAGGGAATTTCGTCGTCCGGCTCCCGCAGAGCCGCTATGGCGGCGACGGTGTGGTCCATTGAGGGGAGAAGGGCTTGTGGGCCGAGGCCGTCGGCGATTATCGCGTGTAATTTGTTGTAGGCGGTGAGGACGACCTCGTTTGGGCTGTCTCCCCCGGCCTTCAGTTTAACCTTTGTGTCGTTTTCGTGATAGGTAATGTCGCAAGTCCAGTAAGGTTGCTCGAAACGGCGGTAGTTGGAACCGAAGAAGATGGCTATGGAAAGGCGGTCTCTGAGCGAATTGATGTGGGAGATTGAGGCGGTGGTCATGTGGGTGGCTCCTTTATTTGCGCCGGGGCGCTAGTTTGACACAGTTTGCTCCTTTAGTCGCGAAGCGTATAGCACCAGCCGAAGGCGCGTTCCTCGTCGATGTCGAGTTGGAGGGCGCGGTCTTCGGCCGAAGGCCGGAAGCGATCCGCGCCGCCGCCAAGGGCGGCCATTCGGCGGCGCGCGGCGGCGAGGGCGAGGTAGTGAGAGGTGAGGTAGAAGGAGAGGTCGGTCATCGGTTGCTCGTTAAAGTAGCGCTAAAAGGTCGGAGGGGGAAAGTGTTCGTGCCGCCGGCACAGCCGGCTTCTTGCCGGCTGCGGCGGCGCTGTCGGGGCCGATGGATAGAATGGCACCCGTTGGTATTGGGGGTGAAGGGAGGTGGGATACACTCGTTTGTGAAAGGCATTCGTGGCAAAAGTGGACGCGCTTTGGTTCGCAATGGAGAACCTCGACGGGGAGGTTAAATTCGAGGTACTCAAGTGGGCGGAGGTTGGTGACGATCTTTTGGCCGCTTCGTGAGCGAAGGTGAGTCTTGACGTATTGTTCTGTCCACTCGTGCAAAGAGCCGCAGGCGCGGCATATCTGTGTTCGGTGGTGCAGAACGTAGGCGTGGGGAATAACGTCGCGCTGCGGCGCTAGCAGGAGGGGCAATGTTGTGACTGCTTGGTTCATGGCTTTGCCTCCGGCCAACGGTGATCGGCGATGTATTTGTTCGCAAACTCGATGAAGTGCGCCTCAAGAGTGTCGACGTGGACCTGGGCGGCGGCCCTAGCATCGTTGCCGCTCTTGAAGCCGGTTCCGATGACGAAATGTGTGCCGTTAAAGCGTAGCTCGCTGTCGTATGTGCGGCTGGTGATTGGGTTTCCGCGCGCACATTGGATGGCCTCTGGGACTAGGCGAGTTGGGTTGTAGGCGGTCATGGGGGGCGTCCTTTTTTGCGCAGCGCCTGAAGGGTGTAAGCAAGGGCGGTTAATGGAGGGTTAAGGGTACTTACTACGTCTAGTCTGGCCATTTCTTGAGGAATTTCCTGGCCTCTTCGTCGCAATCTTTGAGTGCCCGTTGGATGGTGGAAAAGACTGCGCTCTCTTTGGTCTTGTGGCCGCAGTTGCGTACCTCGTCGGGGGTCATGCGGGCGTATGCACGAGCTAGGGTGAAGGCATTCATCTTAATTTCGATCTGTTTTGCCTTCATTACGGCGAGGTCTGCCTGTTCGGTGGGGTTGGTGGGCATTGGGGGATCTCGTGGTTGCGGGGAAATCTGGTAACTTGGGGGATCGTAGCAGGATGGGGGTAGGATGGCAATAGGTTTGATTGCATGGTAGGTATGCAAAATTGCATAGGAAACCCCTGCCCATCCTGACCCGCTAAGCAGACCCCGTAAGCAGACCCCTGAAGCTGACTCTGTAAGCAGACCCCGCAACCTATGGTGCAGGTTTTGGGCTGAAGGCCCCCCTACCCCGTACTGAGGCCGGAACTCGGGGGCGTGGCGGAGGTCGGGTCCTGGAGTAGTAGTACCGACGTCGTGAATCTGTACAGCTAGAGCTCTGAGAGAGATACACCTCTAGGGGGTATACTCCACGGGGGGACCTCACGGGGGCGGGACGTCGGGGCCTTGGCGGCGGGGTAGCGGGGGGTTTCGGCCGGATTGTGAACCATAGGTTGCGGGGTGAGATTGCAGAGTGAGCTTCGGGGGTCTGTATGGGGGGTCTGTATGGGGGGTCAGAGTGGACAGGGGCGCGGGCACGGCGGCGGCCGATGGGGGCCGTTGGGACAGGGACTCTTGGTTTTAAGCAGATGAAAAATAAATGCATGGCAACGCATTGACTTAACCCCTAGCCCATGCTACGCTGAAACCATGGACTCAGATCCGCGCCGCCCGTTGCCAGCGATCCCCGCCGTCGAGATGGTGGTCGCTACCGCTCTTCGCCGCAAGCTGGAACGGCTATGCTTTGAGCAAGGTCTGCCGACCGACTCGGCGCTTGTGTTGCGGGTATTGCGGGCGCTTGAGTCGCCAATTGGAGTCCGTGACTTTTGTGCTTTTTGTGGGATGACGTTTATTCGCCATCGTCGGTGGCAACGGTTTTGTGGAGTCGATTGCCGCAATCATTACCATGGGCAGGCTAAAGCCGAGCGGCTACTTAACCAGCTGTAACAATTTGTGATCACCCACACGCGCGATAAGCATTTGACAAGCGGCCTCGGTCGTAGTATATATGGCGTGTGCCGGCAATGCCGCTGGCAAACAACGGAGACCCCACAATGACCAACATAGACGAGGCCGGCGCTGGGCCGGTAAGTGAGCCGAGCCGCACGAAGATCGCTGAGCGTGATTGGATCGACGACGCCGGCGCGATCGTTGACGAAGAGAAAGCGACTGGCGTTCGCTACAAGTTCCTCGGCCGCACCAAGGACGGCAAGACGGATGCGGCGAGTGGCGAGGCGTACACGGTCAAATTCGGCGATCTGTCCACTGAAGCCACGTATATGCTGTGCGGCTTTGGCGCCCTAACGCTCATGGGCAACCTCACCAATACCTGGATGGGCGAGAAGGGCGAACGGGCGCAGTACCCGGAGTTGGCCATTGCCGAGCGCATCGCATTGCTCAACTCTGGCCAATGGATCGACCGCACGACGGCGGGCGTCGGCGCCCGCGTGGACAAGGACGCTCTCGTGGCCGCATACGTTGAATGGGCACACGAGCAAGGCCAAGAGAAGGATCCGGTAGCGGTGCTGGAGAAGCTTACCGACAACCCGGCCTTGATCAAGCAGGTCCGCACGATCGCGGAGGTCAATGCCAAGTACCTCGCCCGCGTTGGCAAGCCGGCCGATCCGACTGCGGTGCTCGCTGCGTTGTAATCACGCGAATGTGATTTGACTTGTGGGCGGGGGCTGGTAGTCTCCGCCCACTGCACATTGGCAGCAAGGAGCCCACCCCCATGCCGAACACAATCACCCACAAGATTCTGCGCGAGCGCTACCTCGCCCGTATTGGCAACAGGTGGCCGGGTAAGAGTAAGGATTTGCAAGATCTGTGGATGGCAACCAACGTCAACCCACTCGGCAACGCGCCGTTGCGCGGTCGGGCTATGCCTCTTGTAGAGCTTGAAGTACGGGCAGTCCAATGCGTCGACTGTATGTTCTATTGGGCGCTTGATCGGCAGTAGCCGCCCCCATACGTCCCCCAGGTGCCCGGCCTCGGTCGTTTTTCTTAATGCCGACGGGCGGTGCGCGGAAAATGAAGGATTATCCGTACCTAAATCCACCTTCGGTGGATTTACAATACGGTCTTCGGCTGTAGGTCTCCGTAAAGGGTGTAATGTACACTGGCCGCTTGACCCGCCCCCGCGCCCTCTATACTCTTACCCCCAAACCTATCGGAGTTCCGCTGGTGTTTCCAGTGAGTGACGCACACTACAGGGA